AGCTTAAGGATTTTAATTTGTTATTTATATCTTGAGAATCGTTTTATATAAACACTTTCGAAAAATGAAAGTTTGAGGAGGAATGTATGTTTCTCAGCATAAAAAGTGTAATTTATTTTTAGAGAGTTTCAGATAAAGATATAATTTGTTTTGTTTTTGAATAAATATGATGAAATTATACAGCTTCTTTTGTGGCTGCTTCTGCTTTGAGGCGGGCATTCTCTAATTGAAGGACTCTAATTTCCTTGTCTCTTTGAGACAGTAATTCTTCAGTTTGACGGGTGTATTCTTCCAGCAACTTTTCGTAAGTGGTTTTACTGGTGATACGGTTAGATTCGGGTAACTCCTCAGTAGAAATAAATTTATCTATTGATTTGAACATATTACCTTTCCCTCGTAATAACCATTCTGAAGAAATGTGCTCAAACGAACTTAATATGCTTAATATAGTATCAATGCTAATACCTCTTTCTCCCTTTAATTGTTGATTAATAGTTTTCTGATTCGCTGATATTAACTTAGAAAATTGGCTTTCTGAGAGCGATTTATTTTCTATTATTTCTTTAATCCTTTGTATTATAGCCTCTTTAATTGTTTTATTATTATTGGAGTCCTTTATATCTTGGTTTTGTATCATATTTCCAATACCTGTTAATACCCAAGAGATGTTTAAGTCTGGGAAACGTCGACTTATAGTCTTTAGTTTTTCTTCTCCAATAGATCTCTTTATTTGGTTCACATAACCATTTGAGAGGTTACATAATTGTTCGAACTGATTTACCCGTATGCCTTTATATAAGACATATTCTTTAATTCTTTTTGTAATGTCACTTTCCATACTGGTTGTCATCCTGCGTTCTTAATGCTTTCTTTGGCTTTTAGTATTGCATTTTCTAATTGTAATTTTCTTATTTCATTGTCTCTTTCAGATAATAAGTCTTCTGTCTGTTTTGTGTATTCTTCCAATAATTTTTCATAATTTGTTTTTTCTGAATCAGAAGAAGATTTAAGCATTTGCCCAGTTCCAAGCAAAAGCCATTCTGAAGATATTATCGGGTTAGCTATAATAATCTTGTTTAAAGTTGAATACTTAGGTTCTGAGTTATTCTTCACACAATCTCTTAAGGAAGTTTGAGCGATACCTATATGCTTGGCAAAAGCTGTCAAACTTAGACCTGTATATATTATTACGTCCTCAATTCTTTGATTAATAGTTGTTTCCATGTTGTTATTATTTAGAATTTGTATAAATAGCGGTTTCCCTATAAAATAATTCCTTTATTTCTTTTTAGTTATAGGTGAACCGCTTATCTTTGCATTATCAAAGTCAGTATCTCAGTACCGATTTCCAAATATACAAAAGAAATTTGAAAAATCAATTCTGGGGGACAAGTCTTAAAGGAACTTGGCGTATATTTACTTTTCTCTTTTCACACATATAATAAATTTGTCCCTTTCGACACACGTTTTACACAAGAAGCCCTCTTCAATGTGCTCAATATTATAGTCATAGACTCTGTTCTTAACAGATCTGCTCTTAGAGATATGGAACTTTTCTACATCCCCAACTTTCATGTTATTGATCGTTTTACTGATCGGTTTGTCTTTTGAAGGTATCATTTCTGTATTATCAATTTTCTCCTTATTACTTAATCGAGTCATAATATTCTTTATTTTCTTGATATTTCATTGCTATTTGCTTATCACTTGCTTTGCCTCCTAAATCATTCTTTATCGCTTCATATTGCTTTTCAGTAAGAGAGTACACTATCTCTTCCGCATATTCAAAACTTCCGGCATATCCCAATAATACTATTATTGCCGACACGCATAGCGCTGCTTTACTTATTTTATTCATAGTTATTATATATGATTTTAAATTACTATAAGGGTTGAGGGATAAGCAGGATTCGAACCTGCACAAGTATTGTCTGCTTTCTCGCTTTCGTCCGTATATTGGTTATCCTACGATTCTTAAACTACTCAACCTGTTACTAACAGCACCGGTCTTGATGACATCCATTCTTATGTACACTTGGAACTTCCGTTCATTTAGTCTTAGCTCCCTATGACCATTTTATCCCTTGGTGGTGGTTGTTCGGAATTTCCGAATAACCATCTATTTAAATTGTTTCCTTCAACGCAACAATACGTTTCTTCGCCCGAATTTTACGGGAAGGAAATCCGCCTACTGACGCGAGGCGATCTCGTATATCTTGTTAAGCGTGTGTAGCCGCCCCCAACACTACATACTTTATACCGATTCATATAGGACTGTATCGGACGCTTTACATTAGTTCATAAATCTGTGCTGATTATTATTTTTCATCGTGAAAGGCTTCCCATTACCTACAAGCAGCGCATTACGCTCACGATTATCATGCCGGGTATTCCATCGGACTGTTTCCCCTCGGGCAGTTGCATGATTGCCCCATTGTACGGTACCGTGCATCTTCACACGGAGATGTCCAACATGTCTGCATCCGGAATGTAGAGTTCCGCTCACTAAAAAAGGAGAAGCTGTAAACTGATGCAAGAGCGCTATCAAAATCTACCAAGTTCCTTTAAGACTTTGCGTGTTAAGTAGCCTGTGAAGGTGAACATTGTGAATCGTTTTTAACTCGATGTCAGTTTTGCGGCTGACAGGGCGGTAAGTATTCTAGGTGAAACGCTGCATATCAGAAAGACAGGTTCGAATCCTGTACCGTCCACACTCGCGAGGGTAGTTTATTTATTTAGAATTTTAGATTTAGATTATCAAGTCCTGCATCAGGCGTGATGCAGGCATTTTTCTTACCATGATGTTTAATTTTTATATAATATACCAATGAAAGTGACGCTGGATTTATACCAATTGAAGAATATAATATCTGATATGGTGCAAGTAGGGTATATGAATGCGGTGAAATGCTATGAACCGACAAAAGATAGCATCAGTAGGAGAGAAGTGGCCAGATGGTTTGTCAATATGAATTTGGATACCGAGCTTATACGGCAAATGGAGGATGTGGGGTTGATCAAGGGTAAACGAAAAGGTTCCGGCCGAAATTCTCCTATCTATTATTCGAAAGCGGAAATAAAGCAAGCTTTATGTACAATACAAATGAATAAGTATATTAACGTATAGATATTATGACACAATTTGAATTAGAACAGGGCTTAAATGCTCTTCGTAAAGACCTATTTGCAGCCGATAGCATGGATGAAGCAACAGCCTGTAGAGTTTACAACGTAGATTGTAAGGCTGATATTATCGAGGTGATAAAAGAAGAAATTGCGACTTATGAAACCATCCTTTCAAGGTCTGTTGTGGTTGAAGACAGTGGTATGGATTATGATGCTCTTTGTGAAGTTCAAGGATTGAGCCGATACGCATAATACTACTCTTATAAAAGGATGAAAACAATTATAATTATCTTTTAATTCATATAGTTATGGACGGATTAAATTTATATCAAAAGATACAGGCTGTTTCCAACGAGGTAAAGAACATCGAAAAAAATATGACCGTTGGTGCTGGTAGTTATGCCTATAAGGCTGTCCAGGATATAGATGTTACTCTTTGTGTGAAAGATGCCGAAACGAAGTACGGTATAGTAAGTATTCCAGTTAAGCAAGAATTGATTAAATCAGAGGTGATAAGGACTATAAAAAAAGAAAATATAGAATCTATCACTTATGCTGATATCGTTAAGATGACTGTAAGGATCATCAATCTTGATAAACCAGAGGAATATATAGAGGTTGAAAGTTTCGGGCGTGGGCTTGATAGCGGAGATAAGGGATTTGGCAAGGCTTCTACTTATGCAAGAAAATATGCTTTGCTAAACGCATATAAAATAGCAACGGGTGAAGATCCGGATGACGTAAAATCAAAGGAGATGCTTACGATGAAAACACTTGATGAAAAAAGAGTTATAGTGAGCAATTTCTTGTTATCTGACAATAACAAATGCATCAGTTTTCTTCAGCGGTTCAACAAAGGATCTATTGAGGAACTTGATGCAAAAGAGATTGAAATGATTTATGATGGTATGAGAAAGAGAGGTATTGTATGATAGAAACAATGTATATAGGAAGTGGAGATATTCATGCATTATTATCAGGCAAGAATACGAAATCTCACATCTCTCTTATGCAGCGTTTTGTAAGTGGTGAAAAACCTTATTATAATGCCAAATGCAGTCCTATAGACGCTCTTAGAACCGGTGCTATATTAGAGGAAAGATTTCTTGCTTTCTTGCCTATGTGGTATTTCCCTCAATATGTCGTTCATTGCAAAGAAATGGATGTATTCAAGGCTTCTCTTGATTTTGCAGAGATAAAAGAAGGAAAATTGAATGATTTCATTGAGTTGAAGACTGTTTATCTAAACGATTATGTCGATAACATACAGCCTATAAAAGGGGATAACGCCAAGTTACTTGACTATCTCAAGAAAAAGCATAAATCATACTACAATCAAGTACAGGAGCAATTGTATTGCTCAGGGCTAAATTCATGTACTCTTACGTTCTTATGTGTTAATTCTTATAACGATGAAGAGAATATTCATAGAAAAATATCAGAAGATGATTTTACGAAAGTGAGGATTTCAAGAGATGAGCAAACTATAGAATATATTAAAGAAAGAGGAATGATATTTCAACAAATTAAAGATTTTTATACCAAATAGATTATGACAAATAAAATAACCGGACGTATTTTATCTATCAGCAATACCGTCCAAATCCAATCCAAAAACAGTGGAGCTACATTCACTAAACGGGAGTTCCTGTTGGACGCTACCACCTATGATCCTTATACCAAGGAGCGTAGCGAGTATGAAAATATTATTCCCTTAGAGTTCTCAGGCGATAAATGCACCGAACTGGACCGTTTTAAAACCGGTGATGTTGTTACCGTGTCATTTGTTCTACAGGGGCGTTCCTGGTCTACTCAGGACGGGGAGCTTAAACGTATGGTGTCCATCCGGTGTTATAAAATAGAAGCGCGTGGCGGTGTATCGCAATCCCCACAGAATGCACCAGTACAACAACCAGCACCACAGCCGACTTATCAGCAACCGCAGAACTTTCAGCCACCAGTTGATGCAAATGGTAATGCAAAGGACGATTTACCTTTTTAGTATATGTTGTTCGATTTGAAGAATGAATATCAGATACCCAAATTCAAGGAGTATGTAAACAAGCTGTTTAGTGAACGTGCGGTGGTGGAAGTGAAAAAGAAACTACCTAACCGCACGCTTGCCCAAAACAGCTATTTACATCTTCTTTTAGGGTATTTCGGTAGTGAGTATGGTTGCAGCCTTGACGAAGCCAAAATAGACTTCTATAAGAGGACTTGCAACCGTGATTTATTTGAACGTAAAACGGTCAACAAGAAGGGCAAGGAAGTAATCTACTTGCGCAGTTCAGCCGAACTGACAACAGGTGAAATGACCCTGAGTATTGACCGCTTCCGTAATTGGAGCGCATCGGTGGCAGGTATCTATCTGCCAGCTGCAAATGAACATCAAATGCTGATTTATGCCCAGCAAGAAATTGAACGTAACAAAGAGTTTATTTAGCTATGGAAGATTTATTCGGAAATGAGATAAAGCCAATCAAGATATACAACCGTGATAGTGCCGGTAGATTTTCTGATGAAAAGACAGCGAAGTATGAGCGTGCTTTGAAGGATGCTGGCAAATACAAACAGATGTATCTTGCTGCTCAATCCCGAATGAAAGGAATGGCTAATATGCTGAGGATGAAAGAAGAACTAATTTCTAAAATGAAAAATAATGGATAAATTTTTAGGTCAAGAAATCCCCGAAAAGGAAAGATGGCAGTTCCTACAGGACAATGCCGATGCAGTGGAAGAGATTGGCTATACACATCGGTTTACACCGGATGAATTAGCACAAAAGAAAGAATCTCTTGCTGAAACCTCAATCAAAATCAATGATATTGAGATAGAGAAAAAAGAAGCTATGGAAGCATTTAAGGCTGAATTAAAGCCTTTAAATGAAAAAAAACAGGAACTTCTTGAAAACATAAAGAAAGGCTCTGAATATGTTGAAAATGAAGAGTGTGTGAAGATTCTCTATCATGAAGAAAAAATGGCCGGGTATTACAACAAACTTGGTGAGCTGGTTTATTCCCGTCCTATCATGCCGCAGGAAATGCAAAGAACTATTTTTAATATTAATCGTAAAACAGGAACAGAATCATGAGCGAAAACAAAATCAACTTGGTTGTGCCGAAAGATTATAACGGCAAACCTATCGAAGTAGTGTTAAGAGAAGGTGAAGCACCCGTAGCACTTGACCCGAAAGAACCGGAAAGAGTGGTTATCAATGGAACGATAGATGCACCTCTCAGATGGTTGGAAAAACGTGTCGAACTGATTAATCAGAAATCGACCAATATCATTGTAAATCGTGATAAGATGGGGTTAGCATTAACTATTGATGAAACCAACTACTATCAGACTGAAATCAACGGTATTTTGCAGCCTTCAAAAGAAATGCAGGAGTTTGGTATCAACGTTGAAAAGAAATGGGAACCCATCAAGTTATCTAAGTTCATCAAAATGCACCGTGCTTTCTTTATTGACAAGTCACAGAATATGATGCTTGTATCTACTTTGAAGAATTTCAAAGCAAAGGTAAACCAAGACATTGAGCGCAGCAAGGAGGAAAACGGTAGCAAAGTTGACAACTACTCGCAGGTGGTTGATTCTAATTTGCCCAAGTCCTTCAAACTGAACATTCCTCTTTTTAAAGGTTTTTCTTGCGAAGAAATAGAGGTTGAGATTTACGCTGATGTAGACGGTAGAGATGTTTCCCTTTCTCTTGTGTCGGCTGGCGCAAATGAAGCCATTGAGGAATACAAGAATAAAGTCATTGACGAACAACTGGGTGTCATCAGACAGATTGCACCGGACATCGTAATCATCGAAGTATAACTTTGTTAATTTGCCTGTCCGGTCTGTGAAGATGGGGTGGGAGAAAATGGGGGTGCGCAGTGGAGTGCTTTTGACTTTCGAGAGGTGCACATGGTAGAAAGTACGGTACGTGAGATATAAGGAGTAATTAACCTTAGAAGTAGCGCAAAAGGATATAGTCCTTAATTGGGTGTTCGAATCGCTCCATCTCCAACATAAATGTGAGCCACACATAAATGGCATGGGTTAGTAAATAATGGTTGTGCCCCGGAGAATACGCTTCGGGGCTTTTAATTGTAACGTATGGAAAGTTGGCAAGAAGTGACAGATTTAAAAACGAGTATTGTACGGCACTTCCAAGAAGAGGTTGGTGCTTCGTATGACTTTAGAGATATTATAGACAATCTGGATGACGATGAGGTTCTGGATTCTATCATAAGTTGGGCGAAAAATAACGGAGTAAGAATTTTTAATGACAAGATATGCCATACTACATAAAACGAACAAAGGCCAAGAAGAAAGACAAGCCTTTACCCTTGTTTGATAAAGCAGGGGTAACAGTAAAGAAAAAGCCGGATTTGAAAGCTAAGCTCGACAAGGAGTTTTCCCTTTTTATCCGGCTTCGTGATGCAATGCCAAACGGGTATTTTAGATGTATCTCGTGCGGACAGATAAAGCCTTTTACACAAGCAGACTGCGGGCACTATTTCAGTCGTACACACCTGGCAACACGTTTCGATGAAAATAACTGCCATGCTGAGTGCCGTCACTGCAACAGGTTCAAAGCCGACCATTTGGAAGGCTATCGGGTGAATCTAATTGCTAAAATCGGTCAACAGAAGTTTGATTTGCTGAAAGTCAAAGTTGCCAGCACTTCCAAAATGACTGATTTTGAGTACGAACAGCTAATCAAGTATTACAAGGTCCTTAATAAGAAATTACGAAAGGAGAAAGGATTATGAGAACAATTAAATTTAGAGGTAAACGCATCAAGGACGGCAAATGGATATATGGAAATATTGCCAATTATTCTTCTAACTTTTGCTCGTTAAACATTAACAAACTTGTAATCTTTGAGAATATAGCAAGTTTTACAACAGATAACTTCGGATTTGTTGTAAATGATTGTGAAGTTGCCAACAACACAGTCGGGCAGTTTACAGGACTGATTGATAGGAACGGCAAAGAGATTTATGAAGGTGATATTGTACAACTAGACTATATTACAACGAGTGGAAAACACCGCATAGGACTTTCATTTGAGGTTAAATGGTGTACCCAAGAAGGATGCTGGGTCGGATGGGATGGCTTTGTAGAAAACACTCTTCAACAGACACGCAAAATGTTTGTAGTTAAAGGTAATATCCATGACAATCCCGAACTATTGAAAGGAGAAGCAGAATGACTTACCAACTACGTGATTACCAACAGAAAGCCTCTGATGCTGCTGTTTCTTTCTTCAACAACAAGGCGAAGAAAACAAATGCCATTATGGTCTTGCCTACGGGTTCGGGAAAGAGCCTTATCATAGCGGATATAGCTGCAAGGCTTGACGGACATACCTTAGTGTTCCAGCCGAGTAAAGAAATTTTGGAGCAAAATTTCAAGAAACTCTGTTCATACGGCATTCTTGATTGCAGCATCTATTCGGCTTCATTCAATTCAAAGGAAATAAACCGAATAACATTCGCCACCATCGGCAGTGTGAAGAATCATCCCGAACTGTTCACCCACTTCAAGAACATCATCGTGGACGAATGCCATCTTGTTAACCCCAAAGAGGGAATGTACAAGGATTTTTTTGATGCAGTGAAGTGCAAGGTTCTTGGCTTGACGGCAACTCCTTATAGATTGTCTTCCTCACGTGACTTCGGCTCCATGCTGAAATTCATCACCCGGACAAAGCCTCATGTCTTTTCAGAGGTCATTTACCATGTACAGGTATCAACTCTCTTAGATATGGGATATTTGGCAAAGTTGAATTATTATCCGATGAATCCTTCGGGATGGAATGAACTCAACTTACGGGTGAACACTACTGGTGCCGACTATACGGATAAATCAATCCAAAAGGAATATGAACGAATCGACTTTTACAGTTATCTCGTCCATATCGTCCAAAGGCTGATGAATCCAAAAGCTGGAGGTAAACGAAAGGGAATACTGGTATTTACCCGGTTCTTGAAAGAAGCCGAACAGCTTACGTGGTCCATTCCCGGATGCGCTATTGTTTCGGGTGATACTCCCAAATCTACTCGTGAAAGAATCCTTGCTGCGTTCAAATCTGGTGAAATCCCGGTCGTTGCCAATGTCGGAGTTCTGACTACTGGTTTTGATTATCCCGAGCTTGATACGGTTGTTATGGCCCGTCCTACGATGTCACTTGCTATGTGGTATCAGATAGTTGGTCGGGCTATTCGTCCACATCCCCAGAAAGAGGTTGGATGGATTGTAGATTTATGTGGAAACATCAAACGCTTCGGTGAAGTATCTGATTTAAGGCTTGTTGATGGAAGCAATGGCAAATGGGCCGTTTACTCCAAAGGTAGACAACTAACTAATGTGAGATTCTAATATGAAAAGTATAAAAGAAGTAATTAAGGACATTGAGCATATTCCAAAGTGTCCCCAAAGTGGAGAATATAATCTGTATTACCTAATAAAATGTTTGTATGGCACGAATAAGAACAATCAAACCTGAATTTTGGGAAGATGAAAAGATAGGTAAACTACCAATTCCATGCCGTCTTTTCTTTATTGGTTGTTGGAATTTTGCTGATGATTTCGGAGTTATCAAAGGTAATGCTGCATTACTCAAGTCTCAAATATTCCCTTACGATGAAAATTTACGAGTATCTGAAATAAAAAAGTGGATAGATGCCTTAGTGGATGCCCGGATGTTAGTACCTATTATTCACGCAGAAGAAAGTTACTACTTTATCCGCACATTCCGTAGTCATCAAGTCCTTGATAAGAGATACGATAAGTCTTATATCGGTAAGGGTATAGTAAAAGAATTGATTAGTAAGGCTTTAAATGATAACGATGTGAACACTACGTCAACACTACGTGATAACGACGTGAACACTACGGAGGAAAAGGAAGAGGAAAAGGAAGATAAGAAAGAATCTCCTAACGGAGATAAGAAAGAAGCCAAAGCTTCTTCATCCGCTTCTTCAAATCCTGATTTTCTAAAATTCAATGACTGGCTAAAACGGAACGCTCCTTATTGCAGCAATGCTAAAAACTTCTCTTCCCAAATCACGGAAGCGGAGTTTCTAAAACTCAAAGAGAAATATACGGGTAAACAGATTGCTGACATCATCGAGCAGATAGAGAATCGAAAGGATCTACGTAAACGATATACTAACCTTTACAGGACTGTATTAAACTGGGCAAAAAAAGAATATGGAAATTAATGTGCAACTACGAGATGAAGATTCTGAGAAGATTGTCTTAGGTACTATTATCACTGAACGCAATGCGCTTGAAGAAGTGAGGGAGTTATTATCCAAGGATTCTTTCTATAATCCATTCCATCTTCAGATATACGAAGCTATCCTTCAAGTGGCATCGTCTGGCAGTCGGCCTGATGTGGTAGCGGTCAAGAATAAACTTATTGCTAATGGGGTGAAGTTTGACCTTATGGAGTATATGCGAATTGCTTCTAACTGTACTTTTGATTTATACCAGTATGCAGCACGGCTGCACGATCTGGCGATAAGACGTAAATTTTGGGATATAGGACAGTATCTTGTATCAAACTCTTATTCAGAAGCAGAGGATATTCTCGATGTCTCTAATTCGGTGAGTAATGAACTTGCATCGCTTTTCAAATCAAGTAGCACTACTATTTCAACCATTAACGATGGACTTGAAAGTGTATATGGCATGATAAATGATAATCTTTTAGGGAATAGACAATTAACGGGTATTCCTACTGGATTTGAAAAAATTGATTCAAAGTCAGGCGGATTGCAAAAATCAGACTTGATAATTATTGCAGGGGAGACAAGCCAAGGTAAGGCACTTCGTATGGATGAAAAGATACTTACTCCTAATGGCTGGGTCTTAAACAAAGATATAAAAGTAGGAGACAAAGTAGCTTCGATTGATGGAGAGAAATCAATTGTCCTTGGCGTTTATCCGCAAGGAATGAAGGATATTTATAAAATGACTTTTACTGATGGCCGTGTAGCTTTTTCAAGCGGAGATCATTTGTGGGAAGTTGGTGCATCTACTTTCAAGAGTGGAAACCGTATTTTGACTACTCTTCAAATTAAAGAAATGCAAGAGAATACAAGTGCATTTCACAATAGGATGTACGTCCCTATGTTTTGTGGTAAATTTGGAGAGAAGAAGAATTTTATAATTCATCCATATATTTTAGGCGTATTGATTGGTGATGGGTGTCTTTCAAGAGGGGCTACTTTTTGTAATGACGATAAGTTCGTTTTGGGGAAAATGCGTAGTCTATGCAAAATGCCGATAGTCAAGCAAAGTTCAGATGAAAGTGACAAATGCCCTACTTATCGAATATCTTACGGGCATAATCAAAAGATGACTAACATCTACTACGAGGAGTTAAGGCGGCTAGGACTATTGAATCATTTGGCAAAAGATAAATTTATACCTGAATGCTACTTAAATTGTTGCTATGAACAACGATTGGAACTATTGAACGGATTAATGGATACCGATGGCGAAGTTGATAAGTATGGAGGTATTCACTATTCTACCGTTTCGGAAAGATTAGCAAATGATGTAGTTTATTTATGCCGTTCTTTGGGTTATAGGTGTTCTATGTTCTCTCATAAAAGTGCAATCGGTGAAAAGATATATGAAAGTCATTATAGAATAACTATTGCAGGAGAAAATGAAAAAAATATCTGTACACTTCCTCGACGCAAGGAAAGAATAAAAGAGCGTAAAAGAATAAATAATGTTATCCGCTCAATAGAGTATATTGGCAAAGAAGAATGTCAATGTATAAAAGTTTCACATCCTCGTGAATTATTTGTGATTAGCGATTTTGTCGTTACACACAACACCTCTTTTGCGGTGTCTATTATGCGAAATGCAGCGTCTTTGGGCGCTAAGATAGCTATGTATTCAATGGAGATGAAAAAGGAGCAAATAACGGCTCGTATTCTCTCTATGGAAAGTGGGGTTCCGGCTAATCAAATCATGTATTCACGTTTGACTGATTCACAGATACAAGCGATAGATGTTGGAGTAGGTAAAATGTCGGGAAAGGGAATATACTTTGATGATAGAAGCACTTCTAATATTGATACTATCATTTCATCTATCCGATATATGAAATTGAAGTTTGGAATAGACGGTGCTATTATCGATTATCTTCAGATCTTGAATGTGAATATGAAGGGAGCTAATAAAGAACAACAGATGGGGGATGTGGCTAGGCGATTAAAGAACTTAGCTAAAGAACTTGACATTTGGATTATAGCCCTTTCTCAGTTGAATAGGGATACAATGAATCCGGTTCCTACATTGGGGCGACTTCGTGACAGCGGACAAATAGCGGAAGCTGCCGATGTTGTCATTTTGATCTATCGGCCTGAGGTTAACAATAAATCCTATCCGAACGATTTTTCTAATGTAGATACCAAAGGGACGGCTATGATAGATATTGCTAAAGGACGAAATATTGGACTTCTACGGTTCATATGTGGGTTCAATGCCGCTACGACTTGCTTTTATAATCTTGATTATGTCCCATTATTAGGAGGCAAACAATCTGGTGTAGAGGATGATAATCCATTTTAGATATGGTAGTTACAATTTACTGGGAGAACAAGTCTACTCCTGTTATCCGTAAGAGAATCTGTGATCGATTTGGCATTCCTCACTATATATCTGTAAATGGTGAGACTCAGGCAGAAATAAGTGAAGAAAATATGTCGGATCTGATAGAGTTGGTTAAACGAGGCTTTATAAGCTTAAGAAATAAATAAATCATGTTAGTAGGAACAACAAATCTTAATACGACGCTCAATATGGCATACGTCCTGACCGACGTCGTGGAAACGCTTCTCTACGATTTGAGAAGTGAAATGGGAAAACAAGGCTATGAATTGCGTCATGATGCAAAACGCAACTTCAACACTGCGATTTCCGCCATCCGAAGGCTAAAACAGGATGTTGACAAGACGCAATTATCCACACAGGAAAACTTCGGAAATGACTCTGATTGTCTTCTTGCCTTCATTAAATTGTTAATAGATCGCTGCGGTGATGATGAGAAGAAGATGTTCTAGTTTTATAATTATATCAAACGGTTCCCGTCGCAACTCGGCTTGGAACTGTCTGATGAAAAGTGTGTGTTTGCGCATATTTTCGAGAATAAATAACCATCAAAACAATACAATATGGAGATATTTAATACTCTTCTAACACCTGAATATTGTCCACCTTTATTTATTCCGGAGGAATTAAATAATCGTCTGAGTTCCGCGAAATTTCAGGAAAATTATCTTTTACTGTTCCAGGTATATTCCCTTGTATAGCATATTCCTTGATTTTGATAGCAGGTTCTGTGTCGTTTTCATGGTCTTCTTTACGGTACAGGATGGGGATGGCTTCCGATTGATAAGGCTCTTGTTTATTTTCGACCGCATATCTTACTTCATACGCCTCTTCGAAAGGGGTAATTAAAAAGAACTGGATAGATGCAGAAGAAAAGTACAAGGGATTTTGTGTTATTTTACCGGGTAATACGGGGATAGTTTCTCCTTGTCTTATAGAAATGTAATTGTCTTTTTTTGGGGGGGGGATATGGTTATATCACAATGATATTGGCCAGTCTGTACGATGATACGGTAAATACTTATGGGATAAGAAAGGTTTTTAACTAATATCTTCATACCCCATATTTCATCATGTTTCAATATAATTTGGATTTTGGGATATATGGTATTCCCGGCTTGAATACGAGCTATTTCATATTGACGTGCAAACGTGTTCGCCATCTGAGACAAACTACCAATCTGTTTCTGTGTTCCTTTTTGGCTTTTTATCACATAAATAAAACTCCCTGCGGTCGCTAATGACCCAAGGGCTGTAATACAATTAATAATAATTTCAAAATTAGACATTGCAAAATATTCTAAATTATTTAGCAACAAATATATAAATGATATATGATATGACAAAATTCAACATCCATGCCTACAATGATATATCATAAATTTTAGTGTCAACAAAATTTTTATCATTGAGGAAGATTCAATGAATAAGTAAATTCTAAATAAACATGAACGAGAAAGAATTTTTTTCTTTATGGTATATGTAGAAGGTGAACATATCCCGGCATATAAACACAGCGATCTGACAAGCGCCGAGACAGAGGCTAAACGATTAGCAAAGTCTTTGAATAGAAAGGCTTATGTTTTTTTATTTTATCAAATCTTTTGAAGTAAATAAGTTTATAGTTATAGATTGCCGTCCAGTGTTTGGTGATGATCTTCCGTTTTTAATCAAATCAAGATAGATATGAACAAGATTAAATGTAATTGCAATAGTCCACATTGTAAGGAATGTGAAAACAGAAGAATTGTAGAAACAGGGGTTAAAATGGTTTTAGAAGCTAACGAACTTTCTCTCGATTTGCGAGAGAAAGCGCAACATTTAGAAAAACGTCCTACAATAAAAGAAGTTCCCGACTTCAATAAGCATGGTCAATTTTATGGTTTTGATTAACTAATAACAGTATAATAATGAATAAAATAGACTTAAACGCCCTCCGTGATAGGGCATACAAAATCGCTTGTGAACATGGTTTTCACAATGAAGTATTGAGTAACGAACATTGCTTTTGTCTTGTCATAAGTGAGTTAATGGAAGCTGTGGAAGCAGACAGAAAAAGTAGACACTTTGATAAAGAAAAGTATAAGACCGGTGAATATAGCGAGTGTCAAGGGTGGCTAACAAATGAAGAAAAGTTTATCAACGTATTCAATAGATATATCAAAGATACCATCGAGGACGAACTTGCCGATGCAGTTATTCGTCTATTTGACTTTGCAGGTCTGCGAAATATTTCTCTTGAAATTGCAACTAAAGATATAGGTGATTGCATCGATGATATGGCAGAATCCTGCAAAGACGAAACATTCACAGAGTCCATTTATGCCATATCTACACTTCCTGTGAGGTATGATGGCTTATATGACTTACATACTACCATTAACGATATGGTACTGTCTATCTTCGGACTTGCCAAACATCTTGAAATTGACCTACTTTGGCATATTGAGCAGAAGATGAAGTATAATAAACTCCGTGAGAAGATGCATGGGAAGAAGTATTAATCTTCAAAACAGTATAGAAAGGAGCTAAATCATGGCAAAGACAACAACATTCAAGACTCTTATTACAGGTGATATATTCCGATTTTCGGATGAAGAAACTGTTTATCTTGTATGCTACAACAAGAATTTCATTATAGGAAATAATGTGATTGAAGAGGTTGAAAGACCAAATATTAGGCAAAATATCACTCCATTTATGATGGATAGAGAAGTTGTAAAATTCCTTGATGATGAAGTTACCCATGTTTAACGTAAAACAGAATAAAAATGAATGAATCGGTAGATATATTTGGAAATAAGGTAGTTTCCATAAAACCATCATTAAGCAAAGAAAAAGAAAAGACGCTTTTTGATGACTACGAAAACTTTGTGGATAAATTTAAAACAAAGAAAACTACAGATGATTGCTACACTCCACCTGAGGTTTATAATTGCATTTTGAGATACGTTTCAGAAAAATGTAATATAAGAGGCGCGGAAATAGTACGTCCATTCTATCCGGGTGGGGATTATGAAAATTGTGAATACCCGGATGGATGTATCGTTGTCGATAATCCTCCTTTCTCTATTCTTTCACAGATAGCAAAGTTTTATATAGAAAAAGATATTAAATTCTTTCTGTTCGCTCCACACCTGACATTATTCTCCGCAAGGGCTGAATATTGTCGAATAGTAGTTGGAGCATCAATCATCTATGAAAATGGAGCGATTGTAAAAACATCGTTCATATCCAATTTATTCGATGATGTTATGGTAATGTCTGATCCGTTTCTTTACAGAGAGCTCGAAAGAATAAACGAATTGAAAAAGGTGAATCTTCCAAGGTATAAGTATCCAAACAGCGTTCTAACTGTTTCAGCCATGCAATGGTGCGTAGAACGTGGTGTTTCAATGCGATTTAAGAAAGAGGATATCTACCACATTAGGGGACTTGACAGCCAAAAGCCACATAAGAAATCTATATTCGGTTCAGGATTCCTTCTTTCAGAAAAGGCGGCAACAGAGAAGGCGGCGGCGGAAAAGGCGGCGGCGGAAGAGGATAATATTATAATTTGGGAACTGTCTGAAAGAGAGATGGAAATTATAAAATCACTGGGTGAATAACCCTCAATATACTCAAAAAAATAAAGAAATGAGCGAACTTTATATACCCGTTGAACGCCCTACGAGGAATCCTATAAACGGCAGATTCTTAAAAGGCATTGCTCCTCACAATAAAGGGAAAGCAATGAAGTATCATTCCCTAAAGACCAAACGTAGAAGTCTGAAAAATTTAGAGAAAGGACGCGGTTCCTGGCATAAAACAGGTGCAGGTCTAAATCGTAAAAGTGTAGTTGCCATTAAAGACGGAAAGTTATGCGGCGTATTCCCTTCCATTCAGGATGCAGGGAAAGCGACAGGTGTTAATCCGGCTCTGATCAGCTGTATCTGCAATAAAAAGCCGGGCAGGCATAAAGCTGGCGGTTTTGAATGGTTCTTTGAAAATGATGCTACCTGGTGTGATTTAATACTTAAAAACGATGGATAATAACAGACAGCATATACTGACTAATTATATTTCTTACCTGTATACCACAGGTAGAAGTTATGATACTATTGGCAAGCATATCAAGTATGTAGCGGCTTTCCTTGAGAGCACTGAAGAGGTCAACCGTCGCGGCTATTTGAGTTATAAGCGTAAAAACGCTGATGTCATGGCGCGTTATCCATTAATGTGTTCAGCCATTTGCGATCTGTTGTCTTATCTTAAAATCGGATATGGCCGCAGGGAAAAGACGGTAAAGCCATTGGAGAAACTTGACTCCATTTCAGAGAAGAACAAGAAGATGTTGAATGATTTTATAGTATGGCTGACTGATAATAATGATTATTCCCCGCATACGGTTGATTTATACCATACCTCTATGAAGAAATACTTCGAATATGCGAATGAGGTCAATATGGATAATTGCAGGAGATTCATAAAGATGCTTGAGGAGGAAAAATTCGCTCCCGCTACTATCCGGTTGCGGATTACGGCCATTGAAAGATTTTCCAAGTGGATGAAGAAACCTGTCGAGCTCAAGCGTCCCAAGATGAAGCGTAAGCTGGACACAAATAATGTTCCTACAGAGGACGAATATAACCGTTTACTGGAATACTTGAAGACTAAATCCAACAAAGATTATTACTTTTTTATCAGGGTTTTAGGTACAACTGGTGCCCGTCTGTCGGAGTTTCTGCAATTCACGTGGGAAGACATTATATCCGGGGAAGTGACATTAAAAGGAAAGGGTAACAAGTACCGTCGCTTTTTCTTTCAAAGACAGCTACAGCAGGAAGTGAAGGCTTATGTGAAAGAATACGGTAAGACCGGGCTTCTTGCGGTTGGCAGATTTGGCCCCATGACACAACGTGGACTGTCTCAGGGTATGAAGGCTTGGGGCAATTGCTGCGGCATTGACAAGAAGAAGATGCACCCCCATGCTTTCCGTCACTTCTTCGCGAAGATGTTTCTTAAGAAAAACAAGGATGTGATTCAGCTGGCTGATCTTTTAGGTCATGGCAGCGTAGACACAACAAGAATTTATTTACAAAAAAGTTATGACGAACAAAAAAGAGACTTTAATAAAAACGTTACGTGGTAGTGTTGATCAGTTGAACAGACTGGAGGACATGATGGACGGATTAACCGTTATGGACGAAACAGACCACGTAGATAACGATTTTCTGATGGAAATGCTTACCTGCGTCAACGCATTTATGGACGCGAGTAATAAGGTCATATCAAAGGTATCATCATTGCTCGCCCCTGATGCCCCCATGGACAAAAAAGGGGAACAATCCGATGAAGGTAAGAAATGGAGTGTGGAAGAGATACTGAGGCATTGCACGCTTGAGAATAACATCCTCAAGCTTCCACAAGTGCAATTCAATAAGAAATCTTATGCCGAAGCCAAAAAGTGGATAGAGGAAGCGGGCGGTTCCTGGCAAGGTGGGAAAGTACAGGGCTTTACATTCCCGTTCAATGCCGAGCGCGTCTTCTCTATCCTCAAAGATGGGAAGCGCTGTAATCTTCAACAGGAATATCAGTTCTTTGAAACTCCGGATAGTGTTGCAGACTGGCTGATTATGCTTGCCGGAGGGATACATGAAGATGATACGGTATTGGAACCGAGCGCCGGTCGTGGTGCGCTTATCAAGGCTATTCATCGGGCATGTCCTTCCGTTATGGTTGAATGTTATGAACTGATGCCTGAAAACAGGGAGTTTCTACATTCGCTGGGCAATGTGATACTACTTGGAGAAGATTTTGCGAAAGATAGCGTGGGCAGCTATAGCAAGATAATCGCCAATCCTCCATTCGCAAACAATCAGGATATAGATCATGTAAGGCTTATGTATGATCGGTTGGAAGAAGGCGGTACTCTTGCAGTCATTACCAGTCCACATTGGAAATTTGCTTCTGAAAAGAAGTGTGATGTCTTCCGTCGATGGATTGATGAAGTACACGGGCAAGTATTTGAAATTGGCGCAGGTGAGTTTAAAGAGAGCGGAACAAGTATAAGTACAATGGCAATAGTTATAAAGAAATAATTCAAATCAGTTTAGAAATGAAGATAATAGCCAAACAAGATTCAGAAGGTGAGATCCTGAAACAACAGAACAAACTTCTTCTGCGAGATTATGAAAGAGCGGTCGCATCCGGTTGCTTTCAAGGTACACTTGAAGAATTTAAAGAATTTCGGGAAGTTGGCTGCTGGGGACTTACCAGCATGAACAGGGACGATTTTTCAGACTTTTCCCAAATTCCTAATGACTTAGGATGTGGTGTTAACGGCGCTTCAGGTTCTTTGGGTGTAAGTTCCGGATCTGCATTTATTCTTGTTCCCCGAGAATGTAAGTATTGTAAGGTGGCTTCTTTTCCTACCCTTAAGGAGGCAGAATGCTTTGTTTCAGAGAATCCCAGAATGACTGATGTCGAAATTATCACAGAATGTGAATTTGTAAAAGCATGGAATGATAGGTTTTATCCGTTGAACCGATTATAAATACTCAAGTAATTATGATAGAAATATTAGAATTTATCTTTCAGAGTTTCTGGCATTGGTTAGGTACCGTAATACTTATAGCTGTCATTCCTGTGCCGTTTGGAAGCACTCGAACTCTGTTACGTATAAAAAGACATACAAAAAGCAGAACTGATAAGAAATGAATAAGAAAAAACATGTTTTGGATTGGTACGAAGAAAATACTCCCCAAAACGAAAAAGAATATGACGAAGGTTGTTTAATTGCTTTCGCCATAGTTGGGATTACTTTTCTTGCATTTGTTGCTGGAATTTTATTTATCGGAATTTAAAACTGAAGAAGAAATGAAAACATTATTAATTTATAACGGAATTGATCATCCTTTAAAATATGCTATTTTAGAAGGAGATTATTCTGGCCTCAATGGGACATGTATTAATTCCTACGATGAAGATGAAAACAAAGTAAAGAAAGCATGTCTTCTTTTGTATGATTATTAAGGAAATTTCTTGATTAACTTTTCTGAGGATATTTCTTTGGTAGAAAATAAAAATTGGGATAAAGTCGCTATCATAACATTTATCCCATAATTAAATAGTAGACAATTATGAAACAAGAATCAAGCGCAATCAATCCGTATAACGGAATGTTTGGACAACAGGGGTGGATTTGTCCGAAGTGTGGAAGGGTATACTCACCGTTTACTCAAATGTGTTTGTATTGCAAACCCAGTAACACAACAGCTATTTCTAATCTTGGCGACATTTCTAATACAACAGCCAATGAAGAAAAATTAAAAGAAAACCGTAAAACAGAGTAATATGAAACAGACAGTAGAAGAAGCAGCAAGAGAAAATATTCTGTTTAATCACAGAACAGCTGATCGCACTTTATCAGGTAAGAACTTGGCACAATTTGGGGAGATTAATTTCATTCAAGGTGCTGAATGGCAATCAAATCAATCACCTTGGATAAGTGTGAAAGAGAAGGCTGGTTGCGATTCATCGAATGATTGTATTGTAATGGATAGTGATGGTGAGGTATTTAGAGCATGTTTCATCAGAAACAAGTGGCTGAAATATAATCGCGGGTATTATGTGATAGACAATGTGACTCACTGGATGCCTATCCCTTCTTTCGATGAAATACTGGAAGCTAATAGGGATGTATTAGAACGGATTAAAGAAAAGGAGGTGAATCATGGATAGCGTACAGACACAAACCTTTGCTATCAAAGGGAATGACGATGCTATGGCATATATTGATTTTTGTGATGGAGATTTATGTATTTCTGTTGTAGTAGATGGTAAACAAGCGGACTTTGCTTTTGAGCCTGTTACTTTGAAGATGTTTGCCTATGCTTATAATTTGCATTGTGAAGAATATGAAAAGAAGAAAGGATAAATAACGATGGCATCAAAACAAGTATTATCAATAGAACAGATGAAACATTTGCAGGAACTTGGATTAGATACAAGTAATGCAACCCTAACTTGGATATTATACCCTGCTAGTATAAGAGGGGATGTAATACCAACGTTGAAAATGTGGCGTTGGGAACAAATAAAAGATGAACAAAAAAAAGTTTGTGTGCCGGCATTTACCTTGCAAGACATTCTCGACAAGCTACCACATTATTTAAAACCAATGATATCTGAAAAGATTTTATATGCATGGGTGCTTGAAAGAAATACTATAGCATACCGTAACGTAGAGGATGTTAATGATTGTCTCAAACTTTTTATTGACAATACATTGATTGACGCAGCTTATGAAATGCTTTGTTGGTGCATCGAAAACGGATATATTAAAGAACTTAAAAACAAATAACTATGGGATTTACAACACCCTGTTTTATTAGGAAAAATACGGAGGAACTTCGTAAGAGATTAGAAGAATTGGGGTATATCAAAAATTCTCCTGTCTGGACAGATGATTGCCATATAATATGGGCTTATCAATATTCCCATGAAAAGGGTTTTGACATTCCTCATTATGTGATAGCAAATGCTTTTGATATTCCTTTTGATAAACATAGCCTCTTATGCGGGAAATTTATTGATTGTGGAGTCGAAGAGGATTTGTTTCTTGCTATAGCCGCATTGAGGGACGATAGTAACTACATGCAGTGGTTTATAACAGATTCCCCTCTTAGCGTTTCTTATGACGATTCTATTGGTAACGATCATTATTTCACAGAACCCAAAGGCAGTATGTTCTTTTGGGATGAAAATTGGAATCATGCCACTATTATTTCAGGAAGTTATCACAAGGCTACGGTAGAAGAACTTATTAATCATTTTAAATAAGAGGAAGAAAAATGAATAGAGATCACAATAAATCCCTTTGCATGAAAAGATTGTTGAATTTACAACAAGACCATTTTAATAAACTCATAATAAGTGAAGTTGCTGACTTGGCTTATTGTAATGGATATAACACGGTGCTTATTGCGGCAGAAAAGGTTTTGAGTGAGGAGGATTATTTCAAGATTGTAAAACAATTAGAGAAGGAGGTATAAGATATGAATCGTACAATAAAATTCAGAGGGAAAACGGTTAATGGCAATAAATGGGTATATGGAGATTTGCTTCATATTGCTGGAGGATGTGTTATATATCATGGTTCTCAAAAAGATTGTGAGATTACTACCGGCAAGCATGTTGCCGTTGAGTTGCTTCATGATGAAATCTCTGTTGTTGTCCCAGAGACCGTCGGGCAATTTACTGGTTTATTCGACAAAAATGGAAAGGAGATATACGAAGGTGATATACTTCTTGTAAAAGATGAAACAGACCAAGAAGATCCTGGTGAATGCTATGAAGTTGGATTAAAAAAAGGATGTTTTGGGTACATTTCAAAATATGGAGGCAAATTACTTTCATTTTGTGACTATGAAATAGAAGAATATATTGTTGGTAACATTTCTGATAATCCAGAGTTGATGAAGGAGGAATAACGATGAAAGGAAAGATATATAAAGTATCAATACGAAAGGTATCGTTTATGATAGGGTGGTTCCCACATGCGGATAAATGGTACCACAAACTACAGATTATCTATTAATCAAGTTTTTATATTAGGAGAAAAATAATTATATTTGTAATGTGTATTATGTTATACATAACTCAGACTAACGAAAAGACATGAAGCTAAGACCTAAACAAGAAAAATTCTGTAATCTTTATATTGAGACCAGTAATGCTTCTGAAGCATATAGAAAGGTATATTCGTGCAAAGGCTCCAGTGATAAAACTGTATGGGAGGCAGCATCTAAGTTGGTTTCAAAGCTGTCTCCCAGAATACAGGAGCTCCAAAGTGAATTAAGAAAGAAGTCAAATATTACTAAGGATCGCGTACTTGAGGAATTGCGGTGTATTGCATTTGCTGATATCCGTGATTTCCTGAGTATAAGAAATGGTATGGTGATATTTAAAGATTCATCCGAATGGACTGAAGAAATGGCGCGTGCAGTAGAAAGTGTTAAAGTTACCAAGGAGGGGATTGAATTAAAGTTGAATGGTAAGAGTTGGAGCATATCTCGTATTTGCAAGATGCTGGGATATGATGAACCGACAGAAGTTAATATAAAACAAATGTTGCTTGATATTGATACAGGGACGGGGGATTAATGGAAAAGGTATCTATTAGTTATAGAAAGTTTAATCCAAATTTTCATCATCTTAGGGAAGCTATGAAAGATGATGATATAAGGTTTATCTTCCTCTATGGAGGTTCTTCATCGGCAAAGTCTTTTTCTGTATCTCAGGCTATGTTGATAGAATGTCTTTCAGGGGGTAATAATACGCTTGTATTTAGAAAAGTAGGTTCTTCTATTGCTGATAGTATTTATAAGACTTTTCAGGAGGCGGTAAGGTCCCTTGGAGTATATAGACTATTCTCGTTTAGAGAGAATAAGATTATTTGTTTTAACGGGTCCTACATAACATTTAAGGGATTGGATGATTCTGAGAAAATAAAAGGATTGGAGAGTTATAAATATGTTGTCTGTGAAGAATTGTCAGAGTTTAAAGAAGAAGATTTCAAACAGATAAAGAAGCGTCTTAGAGGCCGGAAAGGACAGAAAATCATTTCAATGTTTAATCCAATTGAGGAAGAGTGTTGGATTAAAAAAAATGTATTTGATAAAGAGCAGTTAAAAGAAGAGTCAAATGACTTGTATGGTATATTGAGAGACAATGAAACAAAGAAGATTCTTCCTAAAGAATTCTCAATGATTGCTAGAAAATGGAAAAATACAGAAAGGCTTTTGAGAAATCCTAGAACGGGAATTGAGGAAGTTCATGCTCCGGATACAGTTATAATGCAATCAACTTACCTCAATAATTTTTGGGTAGTTGGCAGTCCGGACGGGCAATATGGATTTTATGACCGGCAGGCGGTTGCTGATTTTGATAAGGATAGGACAAGAGATTATAATTACTATCGTATATATGCGCTTGGGGAATGGGGTAAAATAAAGACAGGTGGAGAGTTTTTGCATGCATTTGATTCTGGTAAGCATAAGAAGATATGTCCTGTAACAGAAGGAATTCCTTTGCATATTTCTGTTGATAATAATGTTCTCCCATATATCAGTGTATCAATATGGCAAAATGAAGAATTGGAGTTAAGGCAAGTTCATGAAATCTGTGCTGAAGATCCGTTTAATACAGTAACTAAAGCAGCCGAGTTGACACGTACATGGCTGGAAGGAATCGGATATAACGATGTGGTATATTTGCATGGAGATGCGAGTACCAGAAGCGGAAATACTATTGATGATGAAAAGAGATCTTTTCTGGATAAATTTATAGATGTGTTGGAAGAAACTTTTCGGGTGGTTGATATGGTCCCTAAAAAGAACCCTCCTGTTGCTATGTCGGGAGAGTTTGTGAATGCTTTATTAGAGGGTTTCCATGGAATATCTGTGTCTATTGATGAATCATGTAAGAAGTCTATACAAGATTACGAGAATGTAAAGAAAGACACTAATGGAGGAATATTAAAAGCTCGGATTAAGGACAAGATAACAAAACAGAGTTACGAGGAGTTTGGCCATTTAACAGACTGTTTCCGTTATGTGTGTACAGATATATTCCGGGAACAGTTTTTATCATATTCAATGGCTAGGAAGAGAAATACACATAAGAAAGAAAATATGAAATATTATAATGTAGGAATAGCAATAGAAGGAGATTCTATAGTCTATATCATGCCAGATTGCAATGGTAAGTTTATAATGATACATGCAGTCTATGGAACTGAGGTCTTTATCGACGGAGTTTTATTTAGAGATGGATTTGATGCCGGATTAATGGAAGAGAAACTCAAAGAATGGGCACCTGTCAGTACTGTTTTTGAAAGTCATAAATCATATTTCCAATTTGCAAGAGATGTGCGGGAATGGATGGATAATGTGCGGGCTACCAGCTTATATGCGAATATGGACCAAAGAATATCTGCAAATGAAGAATTTATAAAAGAGAGATTTAAATTTAGAAGTGATTATGATGATTATCCTGAATATCTTTCTTTTATGGATTCAGTGATGGATTATAATGGTAAAGAGAGCTATGAAGGGATTAATTGCCTGAGTGCTTTGGCTTCGGTAGTTGCAAGAACAATTAGGAATAATCAGTAATTGTTTGATCTGCCGGTTCTCTCTCTACTCTCAGGAAACGTATAAATAGGATATATCCCTTTACACGCTTTCTGAGCCGGTTCACGTCAGAAGTTCCGGCCCCTTATGAACCTTCCTCTTATTAGTTCTGTTCTATATGATAATAGATGTGATTTAGCTGATAATCATGTTGATATTAGTTAAAAACATAGCTTTGGTGGTAAAAATAGTGATGATTTAGCGTGAGATACTGACTGATTGCTTATATTTGCAACATAATAACACTACAATGTAGCGTAATTATATTTATAGATTATGAAAGCTTCTACCTATACACAAAAAACATTGGTAATAGAGAATCCTTCCAAAGGACTATTAGACTTTGTAAATAAGCTGAGAGATAGGAAATTATCTCAGCAGGAAAAATTACGCAATAAAAAGGACTGCACTATAAAAATTAATGCATAAATTTATTAGATGGATATTTCCGTTTTTGTGAGTTTAAAATTAGATGATAAACATGAATGAATTATACGAAAAATCTGATTTAAATATAGATGCAGCTGAAAAATTGTATAATCATTGCCTTTATGATTCAGTATGTCATCCTGCATATTATTCATGTTTACAATTAATGAGTCATAAATTAATTAAAAAAGGAATGTCTCTGTCAGATCAAGCCAGTTTATGTAGTACTAAGTATTTTGGGCATTCACATAAATGTTTAATAGAAGAAACATGTAAACGTCTGAAATTTGACAAGTGTAGGGATGAACAAGATTATCGTAATGGAGTTAAGCAATTAAAGGAAAAAAGAGAGTCTTCCGATTATAAAGAGGAAAGGATTTCGAGGGAAGCAAGTGAAGCTTGTATTAAATTGGCGAAGGAAATAAGACAAAAATTAAATTCAATATAATTATGGATGAAAGAATACAAAAAATCAAGTCATTTTTGAACAAAATGAATGAAAAGTTTCCCATTTTAAAATTTAAATGTGGTTATGCTTTTTCAAACCATCATACTTATATTGTTGAAGTTGAACCATTGTCAGAATTTAGAGACAATGAAGAATATGCCTACCATGAACTGGTTTTCTGTAAAGAATTTGAGTGCTTGCACAATGATTATGATATAATTTTTGTATCAGATGATGGGTTGTGTAAAGTTGACCAAATACTTTTAGAGGTAGGATATGATAATCCTGTACGATATGAAACTAACAATGAAGAAGTATTTTATATACGTTTGGATTGTTGGTTACAAGGGGAAAATTACGCTTTAGCAGCATAAAATATGAAAGAAGTTGAAGTTTATAAATCAGATTTTAGATTAGATAATTATCTAATAAAAGAGTCTTCATTAAAAATAAAAGGTGGAATTGAAAAAGATAATACCTTATCCATTGACATAAATCCTAGTGGAATAAAGAGGAAAGATAAGTTTACTTTGACGCTAGAATTGGAAGTTAAGGATGAGAAAGAACTTTTTTACGCTAAGTTAATAATAGATGCTTATTTTCTATTTAGAGAGAGTATTCCTATGGAAAGATTAGGAGCATTTTTTACGATGAATGCTCCTGCAATTATATTTCCTTATATACGAGGGTATATTTCAATGCTAACATCCTTATCCGGATGTGGTACCGTATTACTTCCAACTTTAAACTTGACTAGTATGGGGGAAAAACTTGCCCAAAATATAAAAGAGGTAAAAGAATAAATGGAAGAGAAGTATAGGCTTTCAAACATAACAGAACTGATCAACTGGGGAAAGCAATTGCTTGTTTCTGGGAAATATCCGAATGAACTCCAATTGGATAAAGCCTCCAAGATAGTAGACTGCAAATACTATATTGAGTCTATGACAATGATGATCGGGGCCCAGTGGGAAAACCCTACATACTATCCGTGCATTGATCAGTTTTACAGGTTTAGGGAGGTAATAGAAAAAATGGATAAGGCAGCCGAGTAAGCTGCCTTTTTGTTATATTTTTCATGTGGTAAAATTATAACTTCCGTGATTTTTCTGACTAAGTGCCAAAATTTGGTTCTATTTTTAAGATTCTATAAATAAAGGGAGAGTCTGTTTTGCTCTCCCTTCATCATATTTATCGTCCTGTTTTCTCTATTTTCATGAACACATTGCGTCTGCTTTTTGTTTCAGCCTGCTTTGTCCGTTCATTGAGGATAAGTTTGAGTTCATTGAGTTCCTTGTGCATTCTAAGTATGTCATCTGTAAGTGATACGACACGGCTCAGCAATACCATGTCCATATTGGTATATTTTGAAGTTTCCATATAGCTTTTTATTTAGAATTTCATTTAGATTAATTTCGTTTTCTTCGTCGAGATCCCGGGAGCCGTATTGCTCCCGGGGTGTTCATCCCCTAACAGAAATGTTCGCCTGATTGGTAGTCGAAGCGTTATATATAATCAATCGTTGTAGAAGAATGATTCTCCTTTCTTCCGTGTAAGCCTGTAACCTGTGTACAGACAAACCAATATTAATATAATCTCTATCATAATTCTAAGGTGTTAGAGGTCTGCTCACCTTATAAACAAGGTGAGCAAAACAGAAATAATATGTGGTTAATTATTATGCAGCGGGTTCGAATTCTCCTTTAATCTGCTTAATTGCTTTCTTGACGTTCCATCCACATTCGTTCAAGGCATGGATGAAACGTAGCCTCTTAGTAGTCCATACTGTGTAAACGCTGGTTCCTATGGAGCCGTCGTTACGGGTATATGTTTGCGTCCTTGTAGCATGAAGTCCCCAAGTGGAGAAAGGAGAATATAGTAACCATTGCCCGGACTGTTTGTAAAGGATACCTATTTCTTTCATTTTCCTGTGAAGCTTCTCCGCATCCATTCCGATTTGCTTAGCTACCTGTGTGGAGGTAAGCGTGTTGACCGATTGCAAATGGTTATCGTAATAGTTGACTTTCGGAGCGGATTTCTTAATTTCCTCTGTCTGAATCTTGATGGTGGCTTGCTGCTGCTCGGTTTGGGCTTCGAGCTTGGCTCTCTCTTCACGTTCTTGTTTTAGTTGTGTGGCGAGATGAATAACCAGATCGGGATTGTCGATCATCTGTTCAAGAGTGGGTTGCGTGGCGGTCATGCCGTATCGCATTAATTCATCAAGTTTTTCGGTACACCATAATTTTAAATCAATGTCCAACCATTGGCAAAAATCAACTACTATTAACCTGTGCATCCAAGTGCCACCTCCGTTATGTGATGAGCCTACTTTTGATATAACTAATTGATTTTCAGAAATACCATATTTTCTTGTAATTGCATTAATTAATTGATTTGTAGCAGGTAAGGATAAATAATCATTAGGACGCTTCCCATATATTTTAGCAAGCTGTGTGGCGTTAACCATAACGTCATCTTTGGTGTCAAAAAGGACATCGTTCCCATTATAGGAGAAAGTCTTGCTCGTCTCGTGAGCGAACGCAGTTTGTACGGTACTATTGTTCCCGTTCAAATAGATTTCATTGTTCTGTAGCATGTAATGAAATTATTTGTTATTAATAAAAAAGAGAAGTCATATCCATTCTTGCTACAGAACATCATTCGCCAAAGGCTATGATACACGGATACAACTTCTCTATATATTTTTAATATAGATGCTTTTAGGGCATAAAAAATGCCTTGGGCATAATAAATAATGTTCTGTAGCACTGCAAATATAGATATTTTAGTTGAATACCAAAAATAATTAGGGCAAAATTTGGTCAGTAAGTATCTATTTAATTATTTTGCACAATATTTTTTAATATTAAAATGTTATATTCATGAAGCGAACTATTTTATTGTTACTATCTATTGTTTCTATTCTGTCATTAGCTTCTTGCGGTGATGATGACAAACCTGTTGTACAATCTATTGAAATTTCTAAAAGTGAAGCTTCAGTAAAGATTGGTGAGAAAATAACTCTTACTGTCAGCCATTCGCCAGCAGATTTACCCGCTCCCGAATATGAATGGAATTCTTCTGATGAAACAATTGCAACTGTTGAAAATGGAGTTGTTTATGGCAAAGCCGTTGGAGAAGCAACTATATCAGTATCTTCCTTTAATTTAGGGTTAAAAGATATATGTAAGATTACTGTAACTCCAATTGAGGCAACGGGTATCAAACTATCTGAGAGTGAAAAGACGATGACTACCGGTGAATCATTTCGTTTGGAGTATACGATAGAACCGGAAAATACTACCAACAAAGATGTGGAGTGGGAGTCTTCGGATAAAACTATAGCAACGGTTAACGAAAATGGCGAAGTTACAGCCATTGCCGATGGTGAATGTACTATTACAGTCAAAGTCAAAGGAAGTGATACCTCCGCCAAATGTGTTGTTAAAGTGAACCCTATAAAGGTTACAGGAGTTACATTGAATGAAACAACTAAATCTATTGAAGCCGGTGAGTCATTTACTCTGACAGCTACTGTATCTCCTGAAAATGCAAAGGACAAAAGTATCAAATGGTCTTCCAGCGATCCTAAAATAGCAAAGGTAGAAGACGGATTGGTGACTGCATTGGCAAAAGGTACATGTAACATAATTGCCACTACTAATGATGGGAACTTTAAAGCTCAGTGTGCTGTGAATGTTTTGCCTCCTTCAGTAAAAGGAGTTCAGTTTACTGAATCCTCTATTAAGATATTGAATGGAGAAAATTACACATTAACATATTCTATTTTGCCTGAAAATGCAGAGAATAAAAATGTAAAATTTAGCAGTTCTGCACCCAACATTGTTTCTGTAGACAATAATGGAAAGGTTACAGCATTGAAGGAAGGCACTTCTACGATAACAATAACTACAGAAGATAGTGGGCATACTGCTACTTGCGAAGTTGTATCAGCAGAGATTTCCGATTTTATGGATCTGAGAATAGGTTCTTCATCTATTGTCTCCATTAATGGTTATATAACAGGGTCTGTGTATTGTTACATAACCAACACAAGTTCTAAAGAGATATCTCTTACTAAGTTTGAGGTAAAAGATGGATCAACAGGAAGCATCGTATTATACACTGACGAAGCCTCTAAACTGGGCTCTCTTAAGTCAGGGCAATCAACTAATCTTGGTGGTCAGATGAGGTATGTTTACCTTCCTATATTCACTTGGACATTTACCTATGAGGGTAAAGAGTATCAAGTATCTGAACAATATAAATCTTACTAATATCTTTTTTTCAGGCCGGGATTGCTCCCGGCCTTTTTTATATCTTATCTGTTAACTGATAAAAAAGGCAATGGAACCTAAATTCCATCGCCTTGAATATGCCTCCAAAGAGGTCTCGTGTAAACAAATGCCAAAATTAAAGTTGTACCGCCAGCATTTCTCTCGCTGCCCTGTGTATTGCTTCCTCTATCTTAGCTTTTTGTGCTTCGGAAGCAAACGCTATCCTCTGCTTGTACTGGCGCATCAAAGAGGGATTAATGCCTGCATACTTTGCGAAAGTAGATACGCTTATAAACTTGAAATTATCAAAGAATGAAGCTATATCATACTTATACTCAAACTCTACATTCTTCAGTTCCTCTGGCACTTCATTACCTTGCTCTTTAAGCATGGTAATATAGTCATCAATACATTCATGTAGTGATCGTTTTGCTTCATCAACGCTTTTCCCTTGACCGTTCAAGTTAAAACCGTCAAATTCCGGAACATAGACACTTATTGTCTTGTCGTCCCACATTTCAACAATAGCAACCGTTTTCATATTCCATTTATTTTATAATTCCGGTAAACAAATGTGCGGGTCATTTAAGACCCGCATCTTTCATCATGCTGTTAAGAGTTCCGCCTTTTATCTCTTGCGAACCATGCCTGCCCACTCGGAAGTATTTTCCCGTTTTCGGGCTGTACCATACGTCGTGTTCTTTGCCGTGACTCACGAAATAGCAGCCTATCTTTGCAGCCTTCTTTAAGAACTCTGTTGTTTTCATTTCAAAGAGCATTTGTTTACGGGTGCAAATATAACATATTTGTTATAAATATAATAATAATAGAACATGTTTTTAAGCACACTTGGATGGTAAGGGACCCAAACCTTTTTATTTTTTTAGTCAGTATCTCAGTAAGTAACAGTTACATTTAATTTGTTAATAATATTCTTGTTTTTGTTCGTTTACTTACTTAATTCTATTATAAACCAATCTGTTAAATGAAATAAAAATCGTAATTTCTATAGATAAAAAAAGAATGATTTAGGTAAATAATCAATAATATTATCTATATTTGCAGTGGAGGGTATCCACGGCATATAAAGGTATATGCTACCGTAAATCATAAAAGAACGAAAATACATAAAAACGGGAGTGGGTACGCCTTTGGGTGTATCCACTCTTTTTGCATATATGGGTAGCTGGTTTTCAAAAAAGGCAATGAATATGACCGACAAGGTTAATGTGGTTGAGAAGAGAGGTAATGATATATTCTATCTTACCAATCTTTTTGATTCTAAAGGTGCCATCTGGAAGACGGACTTTAACATGTCCCAAGCCATGGATAAAGAAAACGCCTTGTTGTATTGTACTCCGTTCGCTACCGTTATAAGGAAGGTGGGAGCCATGTTTGCAAACGGAAGGGTTTACCTGACAGACTCAGAGGGTAACGATGTCACAGATCCGAAGCTGACCGCCTTGTTTAAGAAACCTAATCCGCTTCAAAATTCCATCGCCTTCTTCTCTCAAATAGAAATGGTCCTCCGGACATATGGATACTGCCCTATATATACCAACCGTATTTTTAAGAAAGGCATTCCTCGTACGATGTGGATCATCCATCCCACGCATTTCCATCTGACCGGTACCGGGAAATCTCTGGACCAGGTAGATCTGGACGGAATAGTCAAGGAGGCGTACGTTGAGTGTGGAACCGAGAAAAAGGTCCTTAACAAGGAGGAGTATTTTATCATTTACGACAGTGATATCCATATCCCTTGCAATGAAGGTGATGAGATAACGTTCGGTACGGCCGTAGACAGTTTGTCTATCCCTGTTTCTAACTGGATGGCTTCTATGCAGGCAAGTAATTCCCTGATAACGAATGGAGGCCCAAAAGGGATCATTTACAATAACGATAACAGTGAGACAGGTAACGCTTCGCTGAATTCAACCGAACAGGAATCACTTCTTGATAGATTCAAGCGGAAGTACGGGTTGATGAAAAGTCAGTTCCAGATTGCTGTCTCCCGTGCTAAATTGGGATGGATTCCCTTGAATTATAATTCTGACCAGTTGAAACTTCATGAAGAGGATAAGAGGTGTACTGAAAAGATCGCTAATACTATCGGTCTTAACCCGAGCCTTTTTAATGAAAGTAAGTTTGAGAACCAGGAATCGGCTAAACGTGCCGGTTACCAGGACTTGATTATACCTAATGCAGAGATAATAGCGGAGGCTTTTACGGAGAATGTTTGCCCGGAAGGTACAATTATGAAGATTGATTTCTCACACGTAGAATGTTTGCAGGCGGATAAGAGTAAATCATCGGAGGTTCTGCAACGGGTGATGGACTCCATGATTAAGGGGAAACAGGCCGGCCTTATTACCGGAGACGAGGGAAGAAGCGTATTAGCTGAATATATAGATATTGATCCTGAAAAACCTAAGGGAGATTATGGAAACGAAGAATAAATATAAAGGTAGAATTGGCAAGCAGACTAAGTCCTTTTCGTTTGAGACAAAGGATTTGTCAATTGACAGCGGAAGCCGGAAGATCTCGGGATATGCTGCCATATTTGGCAATATAGACAAGTCCGGAGATATGCTTATAAAAGGATGCTTCTCAAAAAGTATCCAGGACAGGGGACCGGAAAGTCCGGCTAATGATAAGATCATATTTCTGTGGATGCATGATATGAGTGAGCCTATAGGCCGTTTAACTGCATTGCGTGAAGATGAAAAGGGCCTGTATTTTGAGGCTTTGATTGACGATGTGGAACGTGGTAACCAGACTTTGACACAGCTTGAATCCGGAACACTGAACCAATTCTCTATTGGATATAGATACGTTTGGGAGAAATGTGAGTGGGATGAAGAAAGAGATTGCCTGATCGTAAAAGAGGTTGTCCTTTATGAAATCTCTGTTGTCTCAATCGGTGCCAATGGTGAAACGGAATATCTGGGATTAAAGTCAGAAGAGGATTATCAAGACCGATATTGTGAATTGGTGTCCGACATCGACGTCTTATGTAAAGGACTTAACGTCATAAAACAACAAGAGCTACAAAGGATCATTGCTAAAGCTATGTCACTTGCTTCTGCAAGGCCGGAAAGCAATCTGCCAGCAAAGGAAGCCGACGTACGTGGTAAGAAGTCCATGTTTAATAAATTAAAACTAAAACAGGATTGCTTATGAAATTAGGATTTTTGGACCTTATTGACACAAAGGGAATGTCTGAGGATGACAAAAAAGTATGGGAGAAGATGGACAGCGCCTTGGCTGATTCTATCGATAAGGAGATAGGAGAGAAGATCAAGTCTTACCTTAACGATGAACTGAAAATTGAGGACCTGCGTACATCTATTACTGAAGCGGTAAAATCGATCAGCGATTTCAAGAAAGAGAATAGCGAAAGTGTGGTTGATAAGAAAACGTTTGATGAAACCATCAACAGTATCGAGGAAAGCCTTATCCGGATCAAGGCCGCTACGGAAAAGACCGGGAACGGTGAGATCGCTATTAAGAGCATTGATAAACAGATTGAGGAACAACTGAAGGACTTTATCACGGTTGAGAAAGGTGCGAAGGTGGTTGACTTGAAGGGAGCGTGTAAAGCATCTGCCGGCTATAAGAAGAGTATTAATCTGATATTGGATCGCAAAGAGGTTTCTACTGTTACAAGTACGGGGGTTGCACCTCATTACAACAATACGGTAGACACTACTCTTTCCGTTGACCCGAAAGCGGAAACAGTGATCAGGAGATATGCAAACGTAGCAGGAATTAGTACGCGCTCATTGACATATGCTGAGTATAAACCAGGGGAAGGTGATGCAAAATGGGTACCCGAAGGCGGGTTGAAGCCTAGCATGGATGCTACACTTTCCGAGGTCATTATTCCTGCTGGAAAAGTTGCATTGACAGTAAAACTTACGGAGGAAACATTGACTGATTTACCTCAGTTGGTAGCTGAGATAAGATCAGAAATTATTAACCGGATTGGTATTGCAGAAGAAGAAGGTATTATTTCCGGGAGTGGATCAGACGGACAAATTAAAGGAGTATTTAAAGATCTGCCTTCATTTTCATTAACCGGATTCAAAGTAGCTAAGTTTCCTAATATGTATGATGCCATTGTAGCGGCATATACGCAGATTCTTTCTACAAGCAAGATGAATTATCGTCCTAACCTTGTTTTGATGAATCCAATAGACTATGCGATGATGCAGCTTGAGAAGGATTCAAACGGACAATATCTGCGGCCGTTCCGTGTCGGCGATGAACTGATCAGAGGACTTGCGGTGGAAACGTCTACCGCTATTGAACAGGGTAAGTTCCGTATCGGTGATTTCAATTACCTTAACATTCGTGATTTAGCTCAACTGGCAATCACTTTTGGTTGGGAAAACGATGACTTTACAAAGAATAAAGTTACCATGATCGGTGAAAAACGATTGATGGCCTATGTAAAGGCACAGTATAAGACTGCATTTGTGAGTGATTCATTTGCTACGGTAATGGAGGCTATTTCTCCTTCAGTTGGTGGTTAAACATAAAGTAGGATAAATATGGGAAAAGAGTATAACATGGACCTGCATAAGCAGTATGAGGTTGAATTCATTAAAGACGTGAATTTCTTCAAGAAGGGGGATAAAACGAGTGTGAATATGCCGCTTGCGAGTAAGTTTTTCAAGGACGGAAAGATCCGGGTGCCGAATAACCTGATGCAGGATGCAAAAGAGCTCGGCTGTGAAGAACTGTTCGTTAAACCGGGTGATAATAAATTAAAAGAGTAGCATATGATAATTGACGGTACATACTTTAAGGGGACAACATCTATAGATGGACTGAACGTGGATACGGGGGCTCCTTCAATTACCCGTACTGCAATGAAGGACTATCTTGACAGTTTCATTGATACGTATGAAAAAGAGTATCTGAAATTGGTGTTGGGAAGGGATATGTGCCGTCAATTCATAAACTACCTGAAGGCAGACGGGGAAGATAAGATTGATAAATGGGAAAGGCTAAAAGAGTTTCTAACCAAGGATGGTAAAAGCCCTATCGCAAATTATGTGTTCTTTTTCTTTGTGAGAAGGAACAATGTGCATGTAAGCGATGTGGGCACAACCAGTTCTGATGATGAAGACCATGCCGATCCCAATGTGGTACTTATTCCGGCATGGAATGAAATGGTTGAGATGAATCATGATTTGCTTGATTTCTTATGCAAGGATGACAGCTATGACGGTTTTTCATTTGACCGCTCAATGCTGGAAGAGATTAATTCGTTTGGCTTATGATAGTAATAACGGATGTATTCAGGGAAATAGTAGAGCGTGTCTCAAAGGAGTATGGCAAACATATCTCGTATATGTTTGGAGACTGGAGCTACATTTCTGACCAGTTGTTAGTTTGGAGCAAATCAAATGATACTGCGAAGCTAAAATATCCCGCCATATTCCTTTATTCTCCGATCGAAGAGGACAGGACCGGCGAGAAAGGGAAAATGTCATTGGATATACTCCTTGTCGTAAATACATTGCCTTCATATACCAACGAAGAACGTTCGCGTATATCATTCGCAGAATGTCTCAGACCTATTTACGAGATATTGATCAAGGAGATCGGTAAAGAGCCGGCGTTTGATATGGCTTATGTAAAAAGTATCCCGCACATATATGTTGAGAATTACCGGTACGGCAAAGCAGGAGTGACGGGTCCGGACGGAAAGCCATTCAAAGATTATATCGACGGGATAAATATTAAGAATTTGCAGATCACATTAAAAAAAGAGAAGTGTTATGGCGATAGAATTTAGAGAATGTAAGGGTCAGGAAGACTTTAATACCGGAAGATCGAAGTGTATTCTTGATCCCGGAAAGATTAAAGCGGTAATCCTTATTCCACGTGGTTTTAAAATCCCGAACGGACTGACCGCAGATAAGTTAGAAGAGTTGTGTCATGCAGACCGGCCCAACCGTATTTATCCGATAAAGACGGTTGAGGAGTTTGCGCCTACCGGTGGTGAAGCCAATGTAAATGCAACCGGCTATGGTGGCAATAAAATCACCGGCTATTCGGCGTATACAGCGGCGCTTACTTTGGATAATTATGATGCCAGCCTTAAAGCCAATCTTATGATGGCAAAAGGAGTGGAATTTGACGGGGTAATTGTTGATGAAGACAATGTATTGTTCGGAACGAATCGTGATACTACGGGATTGAGTGGTATTCCGCTTTCGGGAGTATATCCGAGCGGCCAGGATTGGGACTCGTCCGGCCAGGAAGCTAATCTGATCGTAAACCTGATGTTTAAGGATTACGAGAAATACATCAAGACAGCAGACATCATGGCCCTGACGTTTGATGTAGTGGAAGCATTGAAAGGGCTTGTGTTCGTTGACCTGGTGAAAGTGGGAGAGAATAAGTACAAGTTGATTGAGCACTTCGGAGGACTTAATGTTACAGGGTATTATGCGGACGCTCTTTCCAAGAGTGCCCAAAAATCTTTCGACGGAGGCGTATCAGCAGTATCCTATGCTGATGGTGAGTTGACCGTTACTGCTACAGGCACTCCTTCTTTGAAGAAACCATCGGAGCTCCAGAAGGGAGGCATTATCGGTATTGAGCAGAAAGAGGCGTATGATGCAAGCGTTTAACTTATAAATAGGATATAACATGGTTGTAGAAGGTGTGAATTTCATAGAAAACGAGGTAGTGAAGTGGAAACGAAAGGACTTTATTGATACTCACAAAAAGATATTCTTCTTGGACAGAGAAGAATTTGAGAGAGAAAAGATGCTGGGTGATATCTATGACCGGATAAAGGGAATACTTCCGGATAAGGGTAAGATGATTGATTGACAGGGTGAAGGGGATGGATTTTTATTAGTTCATCCCCTTTTAAATTACATGGGATATGGCAACATTAAGCGATGCGGCTGATAATTTTAAACTGTTTGTTGGAGGACTTGAGAAAGTTGTAAAACACACAATTCAGAGTAATGCTGATTTGGTGCAGGACTTTATCCGGCAACAATTGTATTCAGGGGTGAATGGTCGTGGAAAGCCTTTAAGGCCGACATATCTCAATGACCCTTTTTTTAATTCGAAAGATGCCGGCAGATGGTTTCATAATGCTGAAGGATATATGAAGTGGAAGATGGAAAAGACACCTCCGGCTCCTTCTTATCTGTTCTTGCCACCGCGTGACATGAAAACTCCAAACCTCAAAATTCGGGGTGACTACTACTCGTCTATTACTGCTATCCCCATTAATGACGGATTGAGGATAGAATCTGTCGGGGTCTCTTTCGGAGATGACATTGAAAAAAAGTATGGGAGTATTATCTTGGCTGTAGGTCCCGAAGCATTGGGGCATTTTATGGTTCATTTTATGAATCCCGCATTACGGGAATATTATGCAAAATTCGGTATACTGTGAGCTGTTGGTGTGATAATAAAAAAAGGATGCAGGATATAGAGAGAGTCCGAAGCCTTGCACGCATAGCTGCCAAGATGGATCACTCTGTGTATGTGCTGTACGAAAGGAAAGACGGAACCTTTGATTTTCTACCGGAAGGTATTGAATTCTATGGAACATTTGTTGAATTGGTGTTTTATTAGAATAAGAAGTAATAACCATCGTGTGAAGGGGCACGATACAAAATTTTAAATTATGGCGAATGAATTTAAAATAACGGATATTGTTGATAAAAAAGCTTTTGATGAATTAACTAGCCTGATTGCTAAATTTAATGAAACCAAAGAGGCTTATGTGAATCTTACCAAAGATTTGGCAGGAGGTCTCAGAGTAAAACCGGGGGATCTTAAGGAATTAGCGGATAAAACAGAGAAGTATACTAATATAATGAACCAATTAGTTACTACTCAGAATAAACTGTCTGATATACAAGGTAGATACAAGGGTATTTTAAATGATCTAAATAAGAATATGAAAGAATTCTTATCATTGTCATCCTTATCAGGAAAGTTTGATTCTCTCACAAGTGCAATAAATAAGGCTTCTGATGCTTTAAAAATCGCATCTGAAGCTCAAAAGGATAATGCTCAAACTACTCAAAGGCAGGCTCAAGCCATGCAATCCGCAAGTTCATCTATTTCATTGACAAGTAGTGCTTATGCGGAGATTCTAAATACCGTAACTTCTTATGATAATAAAGCAAAAGAACTAAATGAAAGGCTGTCTGCTAATAAAATCAGGCTTGATGAAATAAGGAGAGAGCTATCTGAACTATCAAAAGAACTATCTAAGGGTATAATAAGCCAACAAGAATATTTGAATAAAGTATCAGATCTTACAATTAAAGAACGAGATCTTGTACAGCAGAATAAACAGTATACATCTCTTCTGAATGCACATTCAAAAGCCATGGTTTCTACATCCGGGAGCTATAATGAAATGAGCGCAGCAGTAGTACAATTAGAAAATAGATTTAGAAATTTGTCTGAAGCTCAAAGACAAGGAGATCAAGGAGTCGGTTTAATAAAGCAGATTAAGCAACTAAAAGATGAATTAAAGGCCATTGACGCTCAAATGGGTAATTATCAAAGAAATGTAGGTAACTATACATCACATTGGAATGGATTAAACGCATCTGTCCAGCAAGTGGCCAGAGAGTTGCCTTCATTAGCAGTAGGATGGAATGCTTTCTTTCTTGCTATCTCTAATAACTTGCCTATAATGGCTGATGAAATAAAACGTGCAAGAGATGAGTTTAAGGCTTTGCAAGAATCCGGTCAGAAAGGGGTTCCCGTATGGAAACAACTAACTAAATCTATCCTTAATTGGCAAACAGCATTGGTAGTAGGTATTACATTGTTATCTGTGTATGGAAAGGATATAATGAATTGGATAGAAAACTTATTTAAAGCGAAAGAAGTCACAGGGGACTTGATTGACTATGAAAATAAATTGCTAATAGCTAGGCAAAAAGGAATTCAAGATATATCTAGAGAAACGACTAAGCTAGATCTTCTTTATAAAACAACTCAAGATACAAATAAACTTAGGAAGGAACGTCTTGCAGCAGCTAATGCGTTACAGAAGATGTATCCTGATTATTTAGGAAATATGAAGAAAGAAAGTATATTAGCTGGAGAGGCTAAAGAAGCGTATATGCAATTGAGAAAAGAGTTGGTGGCTTCTGCGATAGCACGTGCACAGTTAGATGAAATGACTAAAATTGCAGCCCAGAGATATAAGGCATGGGTTAAAGAAAGAAATGCTTATGTTTCATATTTAAGATCGGAAAACGAACTCAGCAAGAATAATAGTGATCTACAAAAAACAATAACATTAAATGCAAAAAAACAATGGGAAAATGCAAAAGATAGTTTGAGTGATTACGATAAAGCTCTTAAAGGTATGTCTGAGAGTATTGACGTAGACGCTTTGGTAAATGATTCCAATGACGCTAATAAAAAGGAGGCTGAGGAATATGCAAATTACATGAAGAACATAGAGAGTGAATTGACTAAAACCAGAATAGCTCTAATCGAGGATCGTAGAAAAGCAGAGATTGCCAGTGTAGAAAATACTTATAAAGAGAATATCAATAAAATAAAAGGATATTCAGCCAAAGAAAATCAGTTAAGATCCCAATATGAAGAAGAGAAAAATAAAAATATCAGAGATATTAATGAAAAATATGACTTGGAAAGGGAGGAGTATGAATCAGATTTAGAAAAGCGAAGCATTGAATTAAAACTGGATACTATTAAAAACAATTCGGAAAAAGAGCTTGAATATAAACTCGATTTATTACTAAGGATGAATGAAATCTTACGTGAAGAGGAAATCCGTGAAGCGGAAAGGAGAGGTGAAGATGTAGAATTGATTAATAAAAAATATGATGCAAGATTTTCATCTATAATTCAAGATAATATATCAGAGCGTTTAGGGTTGATAAAAAAAGGTACCGACAGGGAACTTGATATATTGGATACAAATTCCTTGAAGGAGATTAATGCTTTAAATAAACAATATAAACAAGGGGAAATAAACGAAAAACAGTATAGGGATGGGATATATAAGATTACCAAAGAGTCTGGGGAAGCAAAGTTAAAGCTTTTATTGAAAGAAGCGGAGGCAGAACTGGCCTTATCTTCTGATCTCCCTCAAGAGAAGGTTGATGAGATTCAACGGAGAATAGATAAGATTAAGGCTCAGATTGGGGCCTTTGGTGATGACATGGATAATGATGAAAATAATCCGGGGAAAAGATGGGCGGATGATTTTAATAATGCTTTGGGAAATTTATCTTCATCTGCCAATAAATATTTGGGGGATTCTGCCAATATATTTAATGCTCTGGGCGATATCATAGGAGAAATTACCTCAAAAATGGATGATGCAGGAGACAGTGTACTTAATTTTTGGGGCAAACTCGATGACAAGGGCAAGTTATCCTTTGTGTTGTCTTCATTTGCAAAGATACAAGATGGAATTACTTCTATTATGACAGATATTTATGATGCCAGGATAAAACGTGTGGAAGAGGAACAGGAAGCTAATGAAGAAGCTGGCGAAAAAGAACTGGAGAGAATTGAAAAGTTGGAAAACTCTGGTGTCATCACTAAAGAAGAAGCTGAAGCAAGAAAAAGAGCGGCAGAACAAACTACTGCGAATAAGAATAAAGAACTGGAGAAAAAGAAAGAGGCTCTCCAGCAGAAACAGGCCAAATGGGAGAAGGCTAATGCGATCAGTCAATCTATCATAGCTACCGCACTAGCTGTTTCAAGGGCTCTCCCGAATATGGTTCTGGCTGCATTGGTTGGAGCATTGGGAGCTGCCCAGCTTGCGACTATCATTGCCCAGCCCATTCCTAAATATGCTAAGGGTACAGATAATCATCCCGGTGGGTTAGCTATTGTAGGAGATGGAGGTAAACATGAAGCTGTTGTAACTGACAGGGGAGCTTATATAACTCCTAATGTTCCTACTTTGATTGATTTGCCGCGTCGGGCAAAGGTTATTCCCGATGTAGATATAGAGAGGCGCAGTGATTTTCTGCCTCCTTTTGACAGGTTAGCTTTGTATCGCAGCATGAACTTGCGTTCAGACATAGGTGCTTTGATGAAGGATGCCGAGAGGATGGGTGAGCCTATTACTGTGAATGTGAATAATGATTATAGAAAGTTGGAGCGTGAGATGCAGTCGTTAAACCGTTCGTTTGAAAAGATGGCTAAATACCAGAAGAAGGCTGCAAAAGAAGCCGAGCTAAGAAATATATCAAATCGTATTTAATATGATATACACAGATCTTGATAGAATATCCCTCAGAAGATTCATAGATGTATTTTGTGGAAATTCGGACGCCGTGTGTGAAGGAGATTATAGTGAAGATGAAAAGCAGAAAGCGGCGTCCGGATTGGTTAATGAATATATGTCTATAGTTGGGAAGAAGGGAATATTGGCTGAAGTTTCTAAGAAGAATGAAATTATCAGCCTTGTGATAAAGATACAGTTGATGAACTGCTGCCGTTATCTTACTGAAGAGAAGGAGTGGTCTACGGTTTGTTTGATTCTTAATGATATGGGATATAGTCTTGATCCTAATGATCACAATAAGATATGCAGTAGGATTGAAGCTATTTTATCTAACAGTAGATTTCGGGTGGATAAGATCATGTCAGAACAATCCGACCTCCCTAAGTCGGCTATTATGGATAGGGATTACTTTGTGAGAGAAAGAGTGGCCGTAATGCAACATTTCAATATGCATATTGATCCGGATTCATTTTCCGCAAAGGAATATGCCTATATGGTAAAGAGGATGTGTGATGATGTTGATTTGCGTCTGAAATCATTAAAAAGAAAATAATATGTATTATAAATGTGAATTGTTAGTTGATGGATACTCGTATCAGGTAACGGATAATCTGGTCAATTGGGACGACATAACCACTTCTTTTAAGAGGGGGGATTATGATGGAGTCGTAAGATCGTTCTCTACAAAGTTTGAGTTTTCTAATGCTGCATACAGTCTGTTGAAACGTGTATTCCGGGAAAAGTATCTGCAAGCATCGGCTAGTGTGGTATTTTACACAAGAAATAACAGCTGGCTTTGGAATGAAAGGTTCCGGTGTTCGTTGGACTTCTCGACATTTCAAGACAATGGAAGTACTATATCTATCAGTGCCGTAGATGACAGCCTGGCCGCATTGATAAAAGCTAAAAAGGGAACGCAGTATGAATATGTGGTTAGCGAGCTTACAGAAGGCAAATACTTATACTATGACGGTATAGAAATGAATCAGAATGTAAGTTGGTTGGTTGCCGGGAATAGCATTGAGGATTCAACGGACGTATCGGTTGAGATACAGGCAGCATTAAAGTCCAAATACTTTCCGTTGGCTGTAAAATCAAGCGAGACCTCAATAGGAGGATATATAACCTATGGGGATACTTTTCAGCAGAACGTATCTGATGGTGGTAAAGACACTTTCCTTTTCAGGGCGGAAAGGAATATTACCTGCTTCTTAAGTGTCTCTATCTCGTTTAATGTTCCGGCAAATAAGGCATTGTCTATGACATTGGTAAAAATCGGAGCAGATGGGAATGAAACAGAGCTTACCAGAACTGTTATTAACGACGAACACCCTGAGACCATATTTATACTTTCATATATGAAAGATATAACATTGCTTGAAGGGGATTATTGTTTTATAAGATATGGTTCGGCATATAACATGACTTTGACTATCCGGGACCCTTACATTAGTCTAAATTGGGATGCAAGAATAATACCGGTTAATATTGATATAGTTACGCCTGTCAAGCTTCTAAACCGGCTTCTTCAAAGTATAAATGGAGGGCAGGAAGGAATTACAGGAGAGATCGTTTCAGGGGTAGACAAGAGATTGGATGAATGTATGATAATTCCTGCTGAGAGTGCAAGAGGTCTGAAAAAGGCAAAATTATATTGTTCGTATACAAAGTTTGTTGATTGGATGCAGTCGGAGTTTGGCTTTGTTCCTGTAATAGGGGAAGACAAGGTTACATTTGTACATAGAAGTAGTCTGTTTTCAAAAAACATAGTAAAAAATTTCGGTGACAATATACGGTCGTTTGAATATAGCGTAAATTCTTCCTTGATTTATTCCCGGGTACGGGCCGGTTATGACAAGCAAGATTATGACAGTGTGAACGGACGTGATGAATTTCATTTCACAAATGAATATAGTACCGGAGTGACCTTGACTGAGAATACCTTGGAATTGATAAGTCCGTTTCGGGCTGATGCATACGGAATAGAGTTTTTGGTTCAGAAAAGGGGAGAGGATACTACGGATAGTGATAGCGACAATGACGTATTCTTTGTTAATGCAAGGCTTGCTTCAATAGATGGCGGATACCGTCTTATACGTAAGATAAATGGTGGTCCATCCATTTCCGGAGTAATAAGTCCCGATACAATGTTTAATGCTGTATACTCTCCACGTTATATGATAGAGGCTAACCGGAAGTTTATTGGTGCATTTACCAACACATTGGACTTTGCGTCTTCTGATGGTAACAGTGACGTTGTTATTGATGGAGTATCCGAGAAAACGGATATCCAGTTGACGGAAGGAGAGAGGCTGTTTACTGTTGGCGAGGTTTCAGTAGAGTCCGGAGATATGAAGGCTCCTGAGGACCTCACAGGATTAATATCTATAGAGAAGGGAGGAGAAACTTACCATGGATATATCAAAGACGGTAAGTTTAATTACGGCCGTTCTGAAGCTGCTAAATATACTTTGATAGTGGAGAGTATAAAATAAGGTGAAATTGTTCATAATTACGTTTTTAATTCATATATTTGCTACGATAACACAGGTCAAGAGGCTTGTAACCCAAATTCGGACTAAAGGACTATGATTAAGATAGGTGATATATGCCCATTGTTCTTTTCGCCAGTTAAGGACAAATATGCAATCGATGTAGATTACATTCAGAGGTTTCATACAACTGATAAAATACTCCTGCAAATATTTGCGGATGACGGAGAAGTAGCTTCAGCCTCTCTTAACGATCTTATCAAAGGAACTTCTTCCAATATCCAATTTCAGACTTATGAGGTAAATGCATCTGTTATGATGTATTATGTCGTGTTTACTTCACTTCCAGATTCAGTCTATAGTATAACTTTTGAAAGGAAAGAATCTGAGCCATTTGAAGTATGTTCCGATTCCAATATCCTGGAAGAAACCGCACTGATTCGCTATTCACACAAAGATAATAATTCTGCTTTTGATAATATCTTCTGGATAGGAGATACTCAACAGGTATTCGAATGGAGAGTGGAAGCTGGGTTTAAGCCGGCAGGATATTCCGCAAAGATAGATAATGAACAATACCGCAATCAAAGACAAGAAATAGAAGAGTTATATGCTGTTCCCTATGATTCGTATGTACTTACAATAGGAAACTCGTGTGGTGTCCCGTATTGGTTCGGAAGGCATCTTAACCGGATATTGTGTGTGTCTATGTTTGATGTGAATGGAGAGAGATATGTAAGATCTGAGAATTCTGTTCCAGAGATAAGTCAGGTTATGGAAGACAGCCAAATGTTTTTCGTGACTATTGCATTGGAACCACAGGAAAATTCTATTGCCGGTGTTGGCGGTGCTCCTGAGCAGGCGAGCAGCGCATCTATTGTCGGTTTTGTCGTAAATAACCCGAAGGAGGGGGAAATGTTGAAATATAAAGAAAGCGAAGCGGCATTCATAAATACTTCACGAATTTGACATGAAAAAGAATATAAGCAAAATACAATGGTTTGGTTCAGAAATTGAAAACGGGAAAGCAAAAGCTCCCGTCATTTCCCCTGATTCTATGTCGCATTTGGAAGGGCTTAATCAAGGAGAATTTTATATCTGTAATGCAGACGAAGATCCGGCTATATTTATACGTACCAACAGGGATAATGTAGTAGCGTTTAAGCTTGCTGCGGATGTTGACATGGAGGCTTTGAAAAAGGTTTTTCTCCGGAAAGACCAAAACGACACCACCCCCTACAAACTGACCATCCGTGGTGGCATTGAAACAGGTTGGGACCAATCTCAGGCAGAGCCTACCGCTTCTCTCTCTGAGGATGGCATATTAAACGCTGCCGCAGCTATACTGAAGGAATATATGTCTTCTCCGAAGTTTATTCCGGGATTTACAGGAGAAGGTGCCAAACTTTATAAGGACGAAGCCGGTAACTGGACTTTGGAATGTGACATCGTTACCGTCCGCAAGATGATGAAGGTATTTGAACTGATCATTCAGAAAATACGCTCAGTTAACGGTGCATTGGTGATCAGCCAGAGCAACAGTAAGGTTGTAGAGGTGACGGAAGATGGCGAGTATTACGTCCTCAACTTCGGTGACGATCAGCCAACATTTCAAGCGCATGACCTTGTTAGACACCAGGTATTTAGCGGAAACGAAGTAGAATACTATTGGGTAGAGATTGATCGTGCAGAAGGCTCTAAGGTTTGGATTCTGAAAAGTGAGTTTAATGGCGTTGTTCCTAAACAGGATGACGAATTGGTGCAAATGGGCAACACTCAGAATGTGGCCCGACAGAGCTTGATTTATTTATCTGCCGAGGAAGGCAGCCCGCAGAATGAAGGTTTGGGTGAATATTCGTCTTTGCCGGCTACTGTAGAGGATGAAACGCAGACTATTCACACTATATATGCCGGTACGGCAGATGGAAAGTATTTTAAGTCGGACTTGATAGTTGCGGCTGACTTTAGTACAGCCAGCCTTAATTTTTACAAATCAGCTTCACTCACTTCTCCCGTATGGACGAAACTAAACGCTACACCTTATGAATTTACCCTATTGCAGGATTTGTTCTACTGGAATGGCGGGTATGTCTATGTAGCTGATATTTACTCGACCGGGACATTATCGGCAATAGGATATTCTTCCGACATCAACAACTTGTTTACCGGTGCCATGGCTGTAAGCGATTTGGATGCCGGCGTTAACTTCTACACCTATGAAAAGGGAAATATGGGTTTTGACGATGATCATTTCTACATCGGCTGGCGTGGAAGTAAAAGCAGCAGGGATTATATGGTCAAGTTTGCCATAGACAAATCCGGAACTGTCACCCTGTATAAAGAGGATATGGTCTATACAAAGGCTATGCGTATCAATGGGAATTATATGTTATCTTCAGACAGACTGTCTTTGGAAGTTAGGAATCTTAAGGATTCTCAGTTCTCCGTATATGACATAGATGATACCATGACTGATGCAATCTGCTACAAATCCGCTTGCTTCCTTGTGTTTACTTCAAAGAGCTACTATTCTATTGAAAATGGAAGTATAACGAAGAAGGAATATGATTTAGGAGGTAAGACAATAGGAACTGTCTCTAACAGCGTCTTAGTTAGTGGTGTGGTGTATGCTTACACTACTAAAGGATATGTATTGACTTTTAAAGACGGTGCCCAGATAAGCACCCCGGAACTGTTTGCCAATTCAGAGCAAAACGGAGAAGCCGGCCGGATTTTCAATGACGGTAAAAATGTGATTGTCGATATATCTACGCCTAACGCTTATTTTGCTTCTGTTGTCCAGCCTGTCGCAAATGGCCATCCTGTGATCGATATATTGGATGGGGTTAATTCAAAGACATTTGAAGGGAAGCTGAAAACGAGAATAGGATATTTGGGAGGCATTACGGATACTGATTTTCCCGCAAGTTATCAACCTTCGGGATATGGTATATACTCTATCAACGCTTTCCTAAAAGGCATCTTCATCCTTCGCAACGGAAAGACCATCGAGCAGGAGTTTGAGTCAACCAACAAGGAAATAGACATCGCCAAAACCGATGCGAAAGCTGCCCAGGACAGATTAAACACCTGGGCAGATGATGGTGTAATATCCCCGACTGAAAAGACTGCGTTAAAACAGGAGATGGAGGCTTTGAAAGCGGAGAGAGATTCCATCCTTGCTAACGCGTCCCGCTATGGGATTGATACCGTTGCTTATCGGAATGCTTTCAACGATTACTATCATGTGCTTGAGACCCATTCGGCAAGTGAGCCTGAAAATATACCGGTCAGCGCTTCATTCAAGACTCTTCAACAGGCTTATTATGATCAGCAGAGGGTAATTATAGACGCTATCAACTCTGCTTCATATTCTTATGTTGGGGAAAAGGTTAAGATTGAGACTGATACGATTATGGAGGCTTTGCCCGGACAGATTACGTTGGCTGTGAAGGGTGAGGTTAGTAAGGTGAAAGTTGCTGATGTCAATTTATTAAAGGGTGCCTATACAGAGAAAGCAAATAACTCTTATAGATTTGCCGCATATAACTATGATACACCAGTTATAGACGGGAAGGGATACACTTTGACTGTATGCTACACTATTGGGAGTGGTAATACCAATATAGGTGTTTACTCTAATGCTGGTACAAATATGATAGCAAATCTCACAACTAAGGGAGAAAGAGTTGTAGAAAGCGCAAAAGTGACCATGAAAGGATATAAGCCGGGTGAAGATTTGTCTTTCTTTCAAGTTCCGAACGGAACTTTCGGTTCAAAAGTGCATTGGGCTGTTCTTACTGATGGTAACATAGGGGTAACGCAGTGGATTCCTGCTGCAAGCGAGCGAGTTGCAGGTATTAAGAACTTATGCTCTTTTAAACGTATTGTTGATGCGGGATTTACATACGCTTCAAAATATACTAATGAAGGAGAGTTGTTAATACTACCATCTTTGTTGCATAAAGAATCATTTGTAGCTAATAAGGATATGTTCGGTTTGACCTATGACTCCCAAAAAAGGTATTATGTGTTTATAGATCATTCTGTTCTATCGACTACAATTCCTAGTGGCACAAGAAGTGTCTTTTTGCGGATCGTATACACTGATGGCACAATCGAGGACATGTCGGTATTTAATGATAGCATAGAAAACAATTTCATCCTTACATCAAAGGCTATTAAGTATATATTAGGCTCTTATGGTACTTATGTATCTACTTATTTGCGTATTGGCGTATTTGAAACCAACACTCCTGTAACCTGGAGCCCAGCCCCCGAAGATCTTAACTACATTGCCAAAACCTACACCGACTCAGAGATAAACGTTACGAAAGGGTTAATTGAAAGCAAAGTCTCCCAAACCGACTTTGACGCTCTCGGACAGGTTGTATCCAATCAGGGTACTGAGATCTCTCAGACCAAGACGGATATTAACCTTGTATCAACGGTATCGGGTAATGCACGTTTGATTGCCCTTGCTATGAGTAAGGGTAAGATGTTGAATCGTGATCCGGAGTTTAGGAGCGGGGGAAACGGCATTGGAAGCTACAATAATGCTGGTAATGGTATGGTTGCAGTTGAAAGAGTAGCAGATATTAATTTGCCTAATCAATCCGGATATAAAATTAAAATTACGACGTCTGGGGCTGTAGAACCGGGTTTAGGTGGGTTTACTTTTAGTACTAAATCACGTGCAAACGCTGTATTTATTACCCGGTTTATCGCATGGATTCCCGCAGGTCTAGTAATTGAATGGACTTCAAATGCCATAGGTAACGGTGGTACATCAAAATGGCTCACCAACAATGTTGGAACCGGTGACTGGGAAGAATATGCGTGCTATGTCAAATGTGGTTCAAGTGGTACATTCTATTCTACCAATTACTTCTATTTGACAGGAGGCAATGGGAACCTTCCTGTCGTCTGGTACCTTGCCTTTGCTACGGTTTATGACGCCGGCTCTATTGATGACACTCCTACAAAGGATGAATTAAAAACTGGAATCACTATTAAGCCGGGTGCTATCAATATATTCGGGAAAGATATCAGTATTGCAGGCATGGTTACTTTTTCCGGCTTGTCGGCATCCGAGCAGCAAAATTTCAAGGGTAATACAGGACCACAAGGCCCTCAGGGTCCCCAAGGTCCAACTGGACCTACCGGTGCTACTGGTGCTACCGGATCTATTGGTCCCCAGGGACCACAGGGATCTCAGGGGCCTAAAGGAGATAAGGGAGACACTGGTCCACAAGGACCTCAAGGACCGCAGGGATTCTTGGACGCTACCGCTATGCGTAACTTGCAGAATGATTTCGCAACGAAACTCGGATACTCTTCGTATGACCAAATGGCTTCGTATGCTACTCAGGGTAAAACAATTATCAATGGTGGATTGATTCGAACGAACTTGATAGATGCAACCGCAATCGTTACCAATGCCTTAGCGGCTGGTCGAATTACAACAGGAAACATTACGGTAACGAATGGTGCTCAAATTGGGTATTTTACGATTCAAGATAACGGATTGTATTCAGATGGACTATCTACTGTGATTACGATGAAAAATTCTTCCGGTCAGGTTATTATAATACCTCAGATGATTACTATAACTCGTAATGACGGTGGAGCATCTATATCTACATCAGGTAATAGCTATGTGGATTTGAACGGTACAAATATAAATCTTGCAGGCACCGTAGCAGTCAATATCAATAGTAAGTTGATTACAAATGGTATCGTCAAGATGACTCAGGGGTTAATATTTAGAACTCGGGTTATATCATCATCTATCGCTTTGGATAGTAGTGATTGCTTTGTTGTATGTACTAATTCTGGTAGTATAAATGTGACCCTTCCAGGATATCCAGAGGTTGGGCGATTTATCTATGTTCGTAGAAGGAATGGAAGTGTAACTATTTATGGTGGAACAAATAGTATTTACTCAAACAAAGTATTATCGTCAGCTACTTTAGGTAATAACTCAGACCTATTTATGTTTGTCTTTGATGGGACATACTGGATTTTAAATTATTGTGGAGTTTAATATAAATATATAGAGTATGAAAATAGATTTTAGAAAGATCGTGGTTAACGATATCGAAGGAAATGTCTTGATGAAAGAGGTTGAGAAGAGAGACTCTGAGGGTAACATTGTCGGGACGGAGAGAGTGATTGATTACAGAGACGTAAGCAAGGACTTAGGTAATGCTATTTATTTCAATGCGCGTGATATCCAGGAACAAGATTTAGGCCGGAAAATATATTTTGAAGGTGAAGTTGAAGTAGATGAATCTAACGTTGATTTGATTAGAGGATTATCAGATCAGATTTTCTTTGCTTATATAAAGTTTCCCCTCTTCAAATTGCTGGATTCAGCTTTGAATCAAAACAAAGAATAAACTTATTATAAACTTAAAATTAAAATGTTATGAACGAAGAGATTAAAATTGTAGCTACTGGTACAACAGAAGTAAATAGCTTTGAAGGAACTTCTTTAAGTATTCCAACCGTTAAATATTCGATCAGATATACTTCAATCAATGGTAACAAACAGTCGATATTTGTCGGTGTAACCGATAATGCAACAGAAACGGTACCGAACGCCGACGGAGATGGCACACATGAAGAGATTAGAGAGATGAAGTTGGGAGAGGTCCGATTTGACCCTGTTCCAACTCCGCAGATAACTACTATTAGTTTTATCTACACGAATGACTTTGAATGTTATATGTCTGATATCCGTAAGATCATTGACCAGATCACTAGTGATAAGTCATAGCATAAAAAAGCCCACCTCACCTTCACAGGCAAGATAGGCCACGCATTTATCTAGTTTTAATCTAATTATGTAATCTGATTACAAATGTAGTATTATTATTTAAAAAGACAAATATGCAAGACAAATCAATACATCAATTCTCTTCTGGTCTGTTTGCTCCTGTAGCCGGAAGTTTCGTAATGGAAGCTATAGAGCACATGATCCCATGGTTGATCACTATGTTCTTTGTAATACTGTGTGATTTGGCCACGGGGTGCAGAAAGAGCTTGTTGATGGGTGAGCACGTGAGGTTTAGTAGGGCTTGGCGGGCTACAATGGGTAAGATGGTTACCTATTTTAGCTTTGTAATCATGGTGGTGATGATAAACGAGGCCAGTGGTGGAAGATATAACATTGATATATTTGCTTGCTTATCTGTCTGCTTTATCGAAGGTTGCTCTATCATATCGAATATTCTTAAGCCCAAGGGATATGATTTTAATCTGATAGTAGCTATTGGGTTATTCGCTAAAAAGGTATTCAAGATAGAGAAAGAAGATTTAAAAGAGGTGATAACTAAAAAGGAGGAGGACAAGAAATGAATTTAAATTTAGTATATCTAATTCCCTTTATGCTTTATGTCATATTCTTTGCATTTACGAATGATAAAACCGATAATGGCAATAGGATATATCCATAAAAATCTAATTTTTCGCAAAGTTAATATTAAATAAATAAAGAGGAAAAGAAAATAAGGAGGAAAGAGTATGAAAGTTCTAATTGACAATGGCCATGGCGAGAATACACAGGGAAAGTGTTCACCGGACGGAAGGTTACGTGAGTGGGCTTATTCCAGAGAGATAGCGGATATGGTAGTTTTTGGTCTGAGAAAGCATGGTGTTGACGCGGAACGCATTGTGAAGGAGGACGTGGATGTTCCATTGTCTGAGCGTTGCAAACGTGCTAATAATATTTATCGCGATTCTCAAAAAAATGCTATTCTGGTATCCATTCATTGCAATGCGGCCGGTAACGGGACAAGTTGGATGAATGCTCGGGGATGGGGTGTATATGTCAGTGATAATGCTTCTTTTAATAGCAAAAGGCTGGCTTCTTCCCTGGCACAAGCAGCAATAAGTAAAGGTGTGACAGTACGCAAACAGACTCCGGATGTGGACTATTGGGTGCAGAACTTGGCTATTTGCCGGGATACGAACTGCCCCGCTATATTGACAGAGAACTTCTTCCAGGACAACAAGGAAGATGTAGATTTCTTATTGTCGGCTGAGGGCAAGCGGACTGTGGCAAATATTCACATAGAAGGTATTATTAACTATTTAAATTCAAAGTAACATGGCTCTAACAGATTTAACTTTCAGCAAACAGGGTGAAGCTTATGTGTCGGACCCTGTGCAACTTCAATCGGATGCAGGCCTTCATCTTGAATTTGCAAGTGAAGATAAGAATAACGGTGTCGCTCTGTTTCAGAGTATGACGAATACAAATTACGTTCCTTTTGGATCATATAACTATGTGGGTAGCACAATAGATGTTGCTATTACAGGAGTGATTCCCGGGATGTACATTAAAGTGCAGTCTATCTCACAGCCTACTTTGGCTAAAATTCTTGTGTCAGAATGAAAGCTTTAATCAATCAGGTAAAGATTAACCGCATTAGCATTAACACTGCCCGCATTCAGAGAATACGTCTTGGATCAGCTTCAAAGGGAGGGCAAACTTCTCCTTTTCACCCTTCCCTTGTGGATTATTGGAACTTTAAAGGTAAGAGCAATTTTGATAAAGATAGGAATACTATCAAGGGAATAAAAGGTGAAATATTGACCGCGTATAACTTCGGTTGGGCTTGGGGTAGTGGATATGGTTTATTCAATGAGAATTACCTAACTTATAATAAAGCGCAGAATGTATTCGTAACGGATGATTATTCTATTACGATAATGAACTTTGTTCCGGCCAATAATTGGATACTTTCAAAATATGGGAATAGTCAATTAAATGCTACAAGAATAAGAGTGACAGGACTTACAGCCAATAACCAACTTGCTTATGGGTATTCACCTACTAATGATGGAGCAAGAGTCTTAATGGCAATTCCCTCAGATGGAGAATATGATTTACCTAAGAGTGTAGTTAATACTCAAACTTATAATGTTGGTTTCATTGTACAGAACGCCTTATCTCAAAATGTAACTATACAGCAAATTCCAGAATATGAAGGGGCAATTGTAACAGATGGTATAGATGATTATCTGAAACTTGATAAAGTTGGATATAAGGTGGGTACTATAATTATAAAATTTAAACCTATTAATATAAAACCCAATATTGTTAATTCTATATTAAATATTCATACAGATGAAGTAGCTTTACAATATGATACTTCTGGTGTACTTAACAACAATTTTACAACATATAAAAATTATGGAGAATATAGTGTTGGAACATTTAATATAGATAAAAACGCTGCAACTCCTCTTACATTAGGTTGTAAATTAAGTAATTCATATCGTCCAATGGAATATAGTAATGTAGCTATATATTCTGTTGCCATATATCAAAATGTTCTCACCGCTGAAGAAATTCAGAAAGAAATCAAAGTCATGGAATATGGTACTCCAAATCCAGTGTTCGCATTGAACTTTGATAACTTTGCCTATAAAGCCGTTGATTATCCAGATTTTGCTACTGGCAAAGTTACAACAAATAAAATTGTTGTAGATAGCACAACTGAAACCTTTAATGGTGCTATTGCGGTAGCTATGAATCCCGAAGCAGATACCGGAGAGCCGATTGAAGTACCGTTTTACAAAATAAAAGTCACAGGACTTAATCAGTATAGCGTTGGTGAAGGTAATTGGGCAGTTGGATTAATGGGAATGATGATTGATTCAACTAAAGACCCTTGGACTTATCCTATATCTAAAGATGGAGTTTACGATATACCGGCAATTTCATTGAGTGATGGAATTTATAATTTAGGAATAATGGCTCAAATCGCAATCGACAAGCCTATTGAGATAGAAGTCCTCTACGATAAGAATGTCACAAAGAGCTTCCCGGAGACCAAACAAATATTTCCTTAAAGTTAATAAGAAAGTTATGAAATACGTAATTGTAACAGTTGAATGGTGCCTGAATCACGGTGTTGTGGTACCGGCACAAGCAAGAAGATCAGTCAACGGTTTGAAAGTCATCTTGCATGAAGATTATATCGATCCCGTCTTGAGAGAAGAGGATGCCATGACCTCGTATCGGCATGATTCGTCCGAACTAAGAAGTATCTTGAGTGGTCCTGAGTGGACGGTTCCGCAAGAGGGGGTATTATGAAACGGTTAACATGTATCGTTTTGCTGATGTCTGCAATATGTTTCGCCGGATGTAGGACTACTCAATACGTGCCGGTTGAAACTATTAAGAGTGAGTATAAGACAAGAGATAGTATTCGTCATGATAGTATATATCAGCGTGACAGCATTTATGTAATAGACAGGGGTGATACAGTGTACACATACAAGGATCGGTATCTATATAAGTATTTATATCTTAATCGTATTGATACTGTGATTAAGACGGACAGTATTCAGATACCTTATCCGGTTGAAAAGGCGTTGACCAGATGGCAGAAGGCAAAGATAGAACTTGGCGGATGGGCATTTGGCGGCTTGATATGTATCGCTCTTATTTTATTGTATATCTGCATTAAAAGGAAAGGAGGATAATATGAAATAATATTCTGATTTGCCGGTGGTAGAAGGCCGGCATAGGAAACACCATTAACAAACGCATTCTTTAGGGGCAAAGAAGTAAAAGAAAGCCTCACTACCCGTCATACGACTACCAATCAGAAACGGGCAAACATCGTCGGAACACTGTTAGGAGGCTTTCAAAGTTAAATAACAGTGCCTTCGATGTTTTGTTTTATAATCTAATATGTTCTTTAGCATGAAAATTGTTGATATGTATCAGAAGGTAGTAGCGGTAGTCTGTCAGACGACGGGAATAGACGAATATTCAATGTTTCATAGTAACAAAGAGGTCTGTGTTGATGCCCGATCAATACTTGTAAATGTACTCACAGAAAGGGGAATAACAGAAGGAGAAATATCATACCTTACCGGGCTAACTCAACAGTGCGTTAATAAACTCAAGAATAACTTTTCTATCCGCACCCGTAAATGGAGTGTCACAACAAATCTACAATCAGTTTACAACGAGCTTACAACGATATAATTTAAGTACAACGGATTTATCGTGTTCTTTGTGATGCGGTTAATATTGACCGTGTTATAACTGTATAATTAAATATGAGTGAAACAAAGACTTACGTATTCCCGGAAAGCGGGAGTGGTGGAGGAGGCAGTATGCTTGGTATGCTTGCCCCCTTATTGCAGAAAAACGGTCTTGACCCCAATTTGTTGCTTGCAATGAATAATCGTGGCGGTATGTTTGGTGGTGATGGCTCTTCTTTCCTTTGGATAATCTTCCTGTTCTTCCTGTTCCCATTGTTTGGACGCAATGGCTGGGGAAATAATGGAGATGGCGGAAACGGTGGCGGATTTGCTGGAGCCGGTATCCCTAACTTAATTAATAACGATGCAGGAAGGGAGTTACTTATGAGTGCAATTCAGGGGAACGGACAGGCAATCAACAATCTGGCTACTAATTTAAACTGTTCAATCGGTCAGGTTCAGAATGCTATCAATGGGGTGATGTCACAGGTGCAACAGGTAGGAAATCAGGTTGGTCAAAGCTCAATGCAGATTATCAATGCTATCCAGCAGGGTAACTGTCAGATCGCTCAACAGATTGCTTCATGCTGCTGCGAAAACCGTCTGGCGATCTGTCAGCAAACGAACACATTGCAAAATGCCATTAACGGTGTTGCGACTGGTCAGGAAAGAGGCTTTGCTTCTGTTGCATATGAAACTCAACGTCAGACTTGTGATCTGCAAAATTCCATCAAGGATAGCACACAACAGATTCTTGCCGGCCAGCGTGCGGCTGAAATGCGCGAAATGCAGAACAAGATTGATAAACTTCGTGAGGAGAATAGCACATTTAAAAGTTCTGCCATGACCTCTCAGATCGTCGGACAGGCAACGGCTCCTCTTGGTGCAGCTTTAAATGATTTGAGTTCTCGTCTTGCGAAAATCGAATGTAATCAGCCGGAAGTAGCGAAGGTGCCTTATAGTCCGGTTGTAGGGATTCCTTCTTGCGTTGCAGCTCAGTATGGTCTTTACAATGGTATTGGAGCATGGGGCAATTTTAATGGTTGGGGATAAAAGGAAGGAGGCATTATATGGCATTCATTAGTCCTTTTATCATGGCAAATAAGAATGGTATTCCAAGATTGGAGAGTACAGGGGTTACCGTAGGTACTACCAACGTACGTTTCTCTTTCCGGAATCATCCGTTCCTTTCTGCTCCATTTAGCGGATTGATTCTGTTCCGTTTGGCACAGCCGATCCCTTCCGGTACTACCGGTACATTACCGGTAGTTTTTGATACCAACGGTGCTACTCAGGCACTGACTACGATCGCCGGTGCAGATGTTACTGCTTCGGATATTACCGGTACCGGAATTTATCTGTGCTACTACGAATCAGGTAGCAACACATTGCAAATTCTTACCGGGGTAGTTTAAAACAATGGGCGGGAGTAATCCCGCTCCTTAAAGAGTTTATTGATTATGCCTTTTCAGAATCTAAGAGTAAATAGTGAGTTTTTCATTTTGCATAGGGATGGTACTCCATATATAGAGGTCGGCTCCGTTTCTGGAGTGTCTAATCCTGTTCCTGAGTTTATGCAGCAACCCCTTCCTTATGGACAACCTCCTAAGATGGTGGTTGATATAACTATCAAGGTAGGTGAACAGACTGTTACCTTTCAAAAAATACCTGCCATGTCTGATATTGCTGATGCAAATTTTCCAGGTGGAGGTAATATGGTAATATCCGGTTCAAGAGAATCTATGAATGCGGAAGTGGCGGCTATGCGAAATCGTTCTTCTGAGATATTAGGAAGTGTCGAGCATCATAAGTCTGTGATGGAATCATGTGATAAAATGCTCCAGGTACTTAACCCAGAATTTGCAGAAAGACAAAAGCAGGAAGCGGAGAACAAAGCGCTTCGGCAAGAACTTAGCGAATTGAAAGCTATGATGGCTGATTTCTTTAAGTCCTCTGAGAAGGCTGCAAGTAGTAACAATTCTAAAAAATAACAAGTATGATGATGATTGAAATTTCCGAAAGCAAGGTCGAGAAAATGTCCGACTACGCTGAAAAGATGCTTCGCTACGGTGGTAAGCTCATGCAATGCATAGAAGAGCTTTCCGAGGGTGAGGGCATGGGTGAACGCTGGGATGAAGATCGTAGATATGATGACGATCGCTATTTTGACGAAGAAACCATGGGTGAACGCGGTGGTTATGGCCGAGGTGGTAATTCTAATCGTGGTGGTATGGGTGAAAGACGTGGTGTACGGGGTACCGGACGCTATTCACGCTATCGCTAATGTTTAATTAGGGAGTAGTTTATCTGCTCCCTATAACCTTATTAAGTCATGAAAAGAGAACCTCTGGATATAAGAGATAGAAGACCGGAAGAAATGGAAGTATATCTTTCGCATTTTGGATGGCATTTCAACAAGAAAATGTGTGAATTTGCTGTTTCTTTAATGGAATGGAAGGGTCAGAACGGAGAAAAAGAAAAACTGCCTGCGATGTCTAAGGACGAGGTGGACGCACTGTTAACTAAATACGGTGTAACTCTTAAAAATAAGATCGGTTATGACTACGTATATGTAGCTAATATGTGCAAAGCCGATTTTCTTAAATCATCTGTTCCGAACGAACAGTATCAAGCATTGTATGTAAAAGACACGATTGATGATCCTGACGCACCTGATGGAACAACGATGCGAAGATGGTATGTTACAATGATTGCGGCTGGAATACCTATAGAGTGGGACGAAATGCTTTGATAAATGATAAGGCAACGGTTTATACTATCCAAATATGACTGGAACTGCATGGTGTATTACGCAGTAGATACGTATTACACGGAAGAAATATTGGATTATATGCACTCTATCGGCTGCGACGGTAATATGCTCCGTACTGCGTACGATAACATAAACTCCGGCAACCTGAATACCGGAGTTACTTACTCTAATTTCGGCACCCGGGAAACAGTAATGGTTATTGCCCTTACTTCGTCCCCAAAGGAGTTTGCTAAATCATGGAGGCACGAATGTGGACACATGGCTACCCATATATGTCAGGCCATCGGCATAGATCCGTACGGTGAAGAAATACAGTATATCGGTGATGATATTGTTGAAAAGACGTGGGAATATGCAAAGTCATTATTATGTGAGTGTGATTGCTGTAAAAACAAGGTCAAACATTTAATACGTTAATTCATGAAAAATAAAGAAATTAAGAAAGCATTGAAGAGCGATACTCCTATTAATAGTATGTATGCTCTTATTCCGGGTGGCAGGATGGGCGCTTTCAAAAAGTTTGCTGCCCGTTTTGGTTTTACTGAAGAACGGATAAAATCAGTTCTTGACAATGAAAAACGATAAGCTGGACATATTGTTGGAACAAGTCGATGATCGGTACCATTCCGATTTTTGTAGACTTCTGTTGGTTATGTTATGGAACGTTTAGAAGAAATCTTTGACCGTATTATATCTACATTGATCGATATCGTCGATTCTGACATTCCGTATTGCGCTTTCTGTGCGATATTGGCGAGGGTGTATTGGATGTTGTGAAAATGTTCTATTTTTCATGTGGTAAAATTATAATCCCCGTAATTTTTCTGACTAATTACTTGATTTTAGTTCTGTTTTTCATCTTATGAGATAAAATAGGCCTTTTTGATTATTCTCAATGTATATTTGACATTTCTGAAATTATTTATATTTTTGTAATGGCGATACAGTTTGAGGAAACGCATGAAAATATTAAGTATTTCCATAGAGTTGGGAATATGTAAACAGTGCCGAAAGATCCTCAAGCGTTCGGTACTGTTTTTTTTATATTCCCATGTGTGAAGGGGCACATTACGAAAATTGTATGAATGATATTCAGATTTTCAAAAATGAGCAATTTGGCGAAGTCCGAATTGTAATGAACGAAAGTAATGATCCTTTGTTTTGTGCAAAGGATGTAGCGACTGCATTGGGCTATTCTGATACAGCTGATGCAATACAAAGGCATTGCAAATCAGGCAAAAAGGTGTTTTACCCACATGGCAATGGAATTGGTGGTACTAATATGGTATATATTCCAGAAAAGGATGTATATCGGCTTATAATGAGAAGTAACCTCCCTAATGCTGAACAGTTTCAAGACTGGGTGTGTGATGAAGTATTACCTTCAATACGTAAGCATGGTATCTTTGCGACCTCTGACTTTATAGAAGAGGCCCTAAATAATCCTGATGCCATGATAGCGGCTCTCACGAAATTGAAACAAGAACGGTCAGCACGCATTGAAGCAGAGAAGCAGGTAGCTGTTCTTACTTATGTAAATAAAACCTATACATGTACGGAAGTTGCCAAAGAATTGGGACTTAAATCGGCAATTGAACTTAATAACCGTTTAAAGGAACTTGGTGTGCAATACAAAGTTAATCAGACGTGGGTGCCATATACTAAATACGCTACTCTTGGCTGGTTTGATATAAAGCAAGAGGTTGCTGACAATGGCCATATTATCTACCATAGAAAGATTACCGGAATAGGGAGACAAGGTATCATCAATCTTATTAATCCTTAGTTCTTCAAAATATTGGCAGCTGTTGACACACTGTTTCAACATATTGTTTTTTCTTTGTTCGTAAGTCTTTGTATAATAGAGTGTTATTGTTAATTATCTTACTCCCAAACAGGGAGAAG